TGAATATGAGTGCTGGAAAGAATATCAGGAACAAGAAAAAGCATCAGAGGAACAATAATGCCTTTATTGCCTGCCTATTATACAACCACTAATTTGAGGAAGCGGAAGGCCAAGAAACCTTCCAAGTCCGCACAGGCGCACGAGGAATGGTTGAAGGTCCAAGGCCTTCACATTTCTCAACTGAAGAAGGCACGTAAGGTAGTGAATAGCGTAAAGGATTGTGCTAAGGATATAAAGGTAGAGCGTCCAGACTATGTTTCCGCAGGTATGTCAGGTACTAAGTATGCCTGCGCTAAACGTGGTGTTATGACTAACCTACATAAGGAACCTAAGCACGTTCAGGAGGCCATCCTTGCTAAAGCAAAGCGAGTTATGCCTTTGTATAACAAGGGTGGTCTCCAGGTATTGACCGAGACTGATGACCTCAAGGCACTCAATAAGGTAGCACGGTGAAAGAGAACCTTTTGGTCATTCTAATCTTTCTTTATTTCACCACACTTTTACTTGCCGCTTTACTACATGGAAAATAAAATGACTGACTATACAGACCTTGTCCATATATTGCGCCAACTTAACCTAAAATATGGTGATATGGCCGCCGACGCACTAGAAGATCAGGCAAAACGAATTGCTGAACTAGAGAAAGAACTGGATAAACACAGACAGGCGTTGGTGTTTATACAAATGAAGGCACAAGACACTGTAAGACCAATACCATTCCAGGAGGAAGATGATGAGTAAATTTACTTTAGAAATCGACTATGATGTTATGGATGAAATCACTCGGCAAAATCTACAAGCCGCTTATAATCATGCCGAAGATGATGAAATGCGTAATGCCCTTGATCTTGTGATAAGATATTTTTCTAATGATGTCCAATATGCAAAATGGGTTGAGGAGAAAGTGAAATATGTCTAAAATCGTATTGGTAGAAACTGTAAGCACCTTTCGTCATATGTATGCCGTAGCGGTAAAAGATGATGAACCAATTGAGTATGCCCTTGATGATGTGGCCGCATATGCTACTGGATTTGAGAACGAACTAACCGAGTTTGCCCAGAACCATATCGCAGAGGATACATTCTCTCATCGTGAAATCACCGAAGATGAATACCTGAAAATCTTTGATAAGGAGAATGATTATCTAAAAGAATGGACTGCTGAACAAAAAAAGCAGTATATCTATAAAGGTGAGAAATGAAAAAACTTACTGTAATCCTATGTTGGTTGTTCGGGTTCATCATTCTCGGACAACTATCATTCATCCTGTTCCTTGAGGCCGTCCGCTCTCAACATGTGGAAAAGACCATCAAGCAGGAACGCTATACTAAATAACTAACCATGTTAGACGAAAGAATAAAACTCGCTGTCACTTTGTTTCTTTGTTGGGGCCTTACGGTTGTAATACTGAAACATGTTGTCATCTATATGCGTTGGTATTGATGTTACGCAAGTGGTATGATACCAACCCATTTCTATTTGGAACTATCTTTATATTTTTATATGGTATCTTAGACATAACAGATAGTAGATTGTTCATACCACACATTAGACCAGTATGTAACGGAGAATTAACGGATCATCAGGTTAGAGTATGTTCCAATTGGATCCGATCAATCAAAAAGGAACAGAAAAATGTTCGAGTTAATGAACGACGACCTGGAGGAATGTATAGAGTTCCTACGACAGATGGAAAAAGCGAATGGTTCAGATCGTTGGAGACTTATGGCGGAAAACCAGATAAAAAGTATTAGAGAAGTAGAAAAAACGGTTGAACTTTGTAATCTTTTGTGCTATTATTATGGACGAGTGAAAGAAGGAAAGGATTTATAAGATGCTGCTTGCCTTTCTAATAACAGGCTCTCTAATATTGAGTATGTTTATCAATACCTTCATTAGAGGTTTTGTATATAGTAATGTAGTTGATCAGGAAGATACCGATGAAGAAACAAGCATTGGATTATTATTGACGGCTATTGGTATTGTCCTAGTTAGCAATATGATACCTTTTACATTAGGAGCAATCATTGGACTCTACGCAATCCTCTGAAGAACAAAAGAAAGATCGTGAATTTACATTGGAGATGGCAGAACATGTCTGGCAAAAAGTCAAAGGTTATCCAATTCCCGACTGCTACTCAGAAGAAGATCGACTCAGCATCTTCGAACGGTATTACCACCGAGCAGTCTCCCAGTCTCAAGGAGAGTAAATATTGGATTCAACTAACAGGTTCTATAATTGGAACCACAATCATGTTTACTCTATTCTATCTAGCAGGAAAGGTTATTAAATGAAAGAGTTAGTATTTGCGGTTATTTCTATTTGCCTACACACAGGTGAATGTGAAAAACATGAAATCAAAATTGAACCTAAAGTTTGTCATTTGAAATCGGCACAGGCAAAAGTTAATATGTTTGGTGAATGGAAAGATGCAACAGTAACATTTAAATGTTAAAATAATACTTGACATTTGTAAAGACAACCTTTATAATTATAAATGATACGTCACAATATATTTACTAGGGAGAATTTTATGGTAGTAGATGAAAAAGTATCCTACCCGGCGTGTAATGAAGCATACTGTCTATTGACGGCATACTTACGAGAAGAAGGCAAAATTGGTGCCAAATATAATAAAGAAGATTTGGCCGAATTTGTAGAGTTTCTTGCAGGGATTTTAAAGCATCCGGAGAATTTTATTGGTATTGACCGTAAGAAAAAGGAACGTCATCATGATGGTTCTATTAAATTGCCTGATACCGAAGAACATGATGGTACAGGTTTAGCATAGGAGAAAGGTGATAAATGAAATATATTTTTTTGCTTACAACATTTCTAATTAGTTCTGCTGCATTAGCAGCACCATATGGTACATACTATAATCCGGTTCAGGATCCTCCTTTTGTCGGTGACTGGTCGGTTCCAGTTCATCGAGGCATGTATTGTGTCAAAGGAACTTGGCATTATGGTTGGCTAAGGCCTTGGGAAAATAGTCCCGTGATTAAGGATTCTTGTGGTACAGCGATCTATCAGATCCAGTAATAATCTTTTTTACTAAATATAAAAGTCCTCAAAAGGGACTTCTTTATAAAGGAGAATATGATGTCACTAAAGAATTTTTCAGCTAACTGGAAGACTACAGTTGTTGGTCTTATTCCACTATTAGCATATGGACTAAAGTATGCTGGTGTATGGCCGGAGTCAATGCCTCTTCCACCATTGGACGAAGTATGGCCTTTCCTACTTTCAATTGTTGGTCTTGGTGTTGCTGCCAAGGACGGGAACGTTACTAACGCTTCTCATCCAACAGATCCGTCAAACGTCTAATTTTCTATACGAGCCTTAGCGTTCGTTAAATACTGCTTGATGGCATCGACGGAGTTCTTACAACGTTTATTGTTCTTATATAGTTCAACAATCGTTTTAGCTACGTCGGTGTCATTTAGTTTTTGCCAATTTGGCCATTTCGTTTTTATTGGGCAGTCATACATTTGTTCTGGTGGTATTATAACTTGTAATCTTGTGGATGTAGCCGTAGATTGACATCCGGCTAACAGTAGTGAAAGGATGATTAGTTTCTTCATTGTGATAGTTCCATTATTGTTCTTTTAAGAACCTCTGATGATTCCTTTCCATCTTTATGTGTATCTAGATATACTTCTAGTTCACTTAGTTTTTGATTAAGATTAATCTCTTTGTTTTTTAGATTAGCAATCAGTTCATTACTTTCACGATTGAGTGCTGTAAGATCATCGATAACTGCCTGTTGTGATGCCAACTCTTTTTCCAATGCTTCTACCTTGGCTCGGGCCAGTGTAGCTTCTTCTATGGAATCTTTCCAAATGTATATTCCTCCGCCAGCAATAAAAATCATAACTATTCCTAAAACCAAATTTATTGTCCAACTATTGACTGACATCTTGACTCCTCCACATAATCTGCTATAATATATATGTATATGAGGAAAGAACAATGATCCTATGTTCCTGTAATACCATATCTGCTAACACAGTAAAAGAAATACTTGACCATCATTCTGGTGGTGTTCCTTCAGTTCAAGAGATTATGGAGAAACATGGATGTTCGGTAGTTTGTGCTACTTGTGTCCAAAGTATAAAAATCGAAATAAGGAAACATTATGAAAGTAAAGATCGGACCATATAAAAAATGGTGGGGACCATATCAACTTGCCGAACTAATCCCATTCATTAGCGAAGAAACTCAAGACAGGATCGGATCTTGGCTGTCCAATACTTGGGTTAATGCTGTTTGCGAATGGTTCTATTCCAAGAATGAACGCAAGATCAAAGTTCGAATTGACGATCATGATACTTGGAATATGGACAATACACTTGCACACATCATTCTTCCTATGCTTAAACAACTAAAAGCAACAAAACAAGGTTCACAGTTAGTTGATGATGAGGATGTTCCGGAACATATGCGTCATACCTTGAGCAAAGGTCCTGATGATTGGGAAACGGACGACCGATGGATTTATTATAAGTGGGATTGGGTTCTCAATGAAATGATTTGGGCCTTCGAGCAACAATTGAATGATTCCTGGGAAGACCAATTCCGTCACGGAACACCTGTCTATGAGGATACTTTGATTGATCCTGATGGAAATTATTATCAGCAGCCTCAATTAATACAAACAAACCCTGATTTCTGGATTGACTTTGCTGGCCGAAAAGAGTATAATGATAGAATGGACAATGGGTTCAGATTGTTCGGTAAGTATTATCGCGGGCTATGGGACTAAGGAGATTAGTATGATACCTTTTCATGAAAGTAAGATGCATGTTTTAGAGACTGCTTTTAAGCAGCGTGCCTTCGATGGCAAGTGGGAGCGAATTGTCAAGATTATGGATCTTGATAACTCTTACTCATTTATGGGTGAGAATGGCAACCGAACGACTCATATTCCTGAGAAATGGGTTACGGTTGGAGTTTATGATTACTTAATGGAGATTGTTGACTAATGGCTACAGTAGAAAATTTAAAGATCCTCCGTCTTTCAACCGGAGAAGAAATCATGGGTGAAGTTACTAGTGATAACGGAACAGTTGTCACTATTAAAAATCCTATCCGTATCATTGTTGTTCCTTCACAGTCAGATCCTAAAAATCCTTCAGTAGCATTTGCACCTTTTATGCAATGGTCTGATGATAAAGAGTTGACTTTGAACAAAGACCATGTTATAACCATTGTTACACCAATCACCGAATTTGTTAACCAGTATAACGGAATGTTCGGTGGTATTGTTGTTCCTCAAACAAAGATTATTACTCCGTAATGAAATTTTATACCAATGCGATAACATGGGGTGGAAACATTCTATATCGTGGCATTGAAAACGGAAGACGGGTGCGACATAAAGTCGATTATCACCCGTCTTTGTTTGTGCCTTCTCAAAAACCATCAAAATATACGACAATCTATGGTGACTATCTCGGTAAGATTGAACCGGGCACAATCAAAGATTGTCGTGATTTTTTAAAGCAATATGATGGTGTTGAGAGTTTTAAGATATATGGAATGACCAGATATGAATATTGTTTCATATCAGATGAATTTTCCGAAGTAATAGACTGGGATATTACCAAGATTAAAATAGCTAACATCGATATCGAAGTTGGCTCGGAATCTGGATTTCCAGAACCTGATGATGCTAAAGAACCACTTACAGCTATAACTATAAAGATGGATGGTAAGTTCGTAACATTTGGCTGTGGAGAATTTATCAATACACATGATGATGTGATTTATTTCAAATGCTTTGATGAGTTTGACTTAATTAGCAAGTTTGTCAGTTGGTGGGAGTCCGATTATCCAGATATCATCACGGGATGGAATGTTGCTAACTTCGATATTCCATATCTAATCAATCGCATTAACAAATTGGTTGGTGAGAAGGTTTCTCGACGACTATCTCCATGGGGTGTTATACAACCACGAACACTAGACTTTGGTAATAATCGCAAGATTAACTCTTATGGATTCCTAGGAATCGCTATTCTTGATATGATCGACCTATATCGACGTTATGCTCCTGATGGTAAATCACAGGAATCCTATAAGTTGGATAATATTGCACATGTTGAGTTAGGTGAAAGAAAATTGTCCTATGAAGAATATGGCAATCTTCATAGCCTATATAAGGAAGATTATCAAAAGTTTATTGAGTATAACATCAAAGACGTTGATCTCGTGGATAAATTGGATGAGAAGCACAAGTTTATTGAACTTGCTCTTACTCTGTCCTATGATAATAAATGTAACTATGAGGACGTGTTCGCACAGGTCCGTATGTGGGACGTTATCTGTTTCAACCATCTTAAATCCAAGAATATGGTTGTCCCACCATTAGAGAAGCGTGAAAAGGATGAAGCATATGTGGGTGCATACGTTAAGGATCCCTTGGTTGGATTTCATAATTGGGTTGCTAGTTTTGACGTTAATTCTGAGTATCCTTCAGTCATTATGGGAAGCAATATTTCCCCGGAGACCATTGTGGAACCTGATTGTTATACTGATAATATGCGTCGTGTTCTGGCCTCCGGTGTATCAGTGGACTCTCTATTGGCCCGTAGGCTGGATCTGGATTCCCTGAAAGATGAAGATGTCTGCCTAACAGCGAACGGGCAGTTCTATCGTCGTGATAAACAAGGCTTCATGCCCGAAATGATTGAAAAGATGTTCGCTGATCGTAAAGTTTATAAAAAGGAGATGTTAAATGCAGAAAACGCCTACGAGGAAGAAATCAACAAAATCAAAAACGGAGAATCCGGAAGTAGAAGCTCCCAAGGTAACCAAGCCTCGGAAACCAAGGGCAAAGAAAGTGACTCCGATAGTAGAGCCAGACTTTCAGAAATTAAAAAGAGAATTGCCAAATACAGAAACCTCCAACTCTCCAAAAAGGTCTCTCTTAATTCCCTTTATGGTGCTCTTGGTAATAAGTATTTTCGCTTTTTCGATATACGCAACGCGGTTGCAGTCACTACCACAGGACAACTCTCTATCCGATGGATCGAAACTTCCCTCAATGGTTATCTCTCCAAAATTTTAAAAACTGAGGAAGATTATGTCATTGCAGTTGATACGGACTCGGTGTATCTTCGCCTTGGCCCACTTGTGGACAAAACTATTAACGCAGACGGTGCAGTTAGGGATCCAGCAAGCATCATCACCTTCTTGGACAAGGTATGTGAAGCTAAAATTCAACCTGTTATTGATAATGCTTGTCGAGACCTTGGCGAATACACTAACGTATTCCAACAAAAGATAATAATGAAAAGAGAAGTCCTGGCTGATAAAGCTATTTGGACATCTAAGAAACATTATATTCTAAATGTCCATAACTCTGAGGGTGTGCAGTATTCGCAACCGAAAAAGAAGATTATGGGGCTTGAAATGATCAAGTCATCCACACCTACAGCATGTAGAGACAAATTGAGAGAATCTGTTGATGTTATTTTTGGTGGAACAGAAAGCGATGTTCAGGATTTTATTCAAGGGTTCAGAGAGGATTTCAAATCTCTACCTCTATCCGACATTGCTTTTCCTCGTGGAGTCAATGGGTTGGTTAAATATGCGGATTCTAAGAATATTTATGGATCGGGGTGCCCTATTCATGTTCGCGGTTCTCTCATGTATAATAATCTTCTACATAAGCACGATCTTATTGTTAAGTATCCTTTGATACAAAACGGTGAGAAAATTAAATATATACATCTTACGGAACCAAATACCATTCAATCCAATATCATTGCTTTTCCGCAGGGTGACATCCCGGAAGAGTTTGACTTACATAAGTATATCGACTATAATATACAATTCGAGAAGGCTTTTTTAGATCCTCTAAAGATCATTCTTGAAGCTATCGACTGGAAATCGGAACGAGTGTCTAGCCTAGAGGACTTTTTCTCATGAGTAAGAAAGAAGATAAAAATAATCTATATTCCCCAGGTAAGTTATATGAGTTTAAGCCTGACCAAACTATTAATGTTCATAGTGTTGTAGAGTTATGTGATGTTATTCGAATAGGCGTAGGAGGCCATGTTCTTAAAGAAATGAGTAAAGACTTGCAAAAGTATTTCAAAGAGGTTGCATAATGATTCCTAAGATTATACATCAAACCGCACCAACTGATAAAAGTAAGTGGCATCCGGTTTGGTATAATTGTCAATTATCTTGGAAAAAGAATTTTCCAGAAACACAATTCAAATATACTATGTGGACGGATGAGCAGTTGGAAAACCTTGTTCGTGTTTTTTATCCACAATACTGGGATCTATACCAATCTTTTCCATTCCATATTATGAAGATCGACTTTGCTGAGTATTGTATTCTACATCGATATGGTGGTCTCTATGTTGATATGGATATGTATTGCTATCAAAACTTTTTTGAAGATATTAAAGATCAAGACTTTGTTCTATTGGAATCTTGTATGCCAGATGAGTTTATTCAAAATTGTATGATGGCTTCTTCTCCGGGTTCAGAGTTCTGGATTTTTTGTATGGATGAAATTAAAAGAACATTCTATAACTTCCCTGATAATACAGACTTACATACTCCCAAGAAGCTCGATGTTAGTTTCTATATTAAGGATACGGTTTGTTGTTATCATTTAACTAGAATGGCGCTCAGGTATGATAAACCTGTTCCTCTCTTTCCACAAAATCTATACAACCCATTATGTAACACATATAGTCCTTTTCACAAGACTAAACATATGCTAACGAATACTTGGGGTGAAGATTTTATTCAAGCTAATATAGATAATATGAATACCTGGGGTGACAAATTTGGTAATCTACAGGAATGGTTCTTACATAATTATAAGGATCGTTCTGATCTAGATAAGGATGCTTTAGGCGAGAATGTCTAAAGTATAACAATAAGGAGAAACTTATGTCAGATATTTTTAACACGTTGTTGGCAGAGACCGACAACGAATACGCCGGCGTGGTTGATGATGGTGTAGCAGCCGGTGATGTATCAGGTTTCATTGGTACTGGATCATATGTCATGAATGCCCTATTATCAGGGTCTATTTATGGAGGTCTTCCTCAGAATAAGGTTACAGCATTTGCTGGTGAACCATCAGTCGGTAAAACTTTCTATGCCCTCAATGTGGTTAAACAGTTCTTAGAGGATAACCCGGATGGATTTGTATTTTATTTTGAATCAGAGTCCGCTATCTCCAAGCAATTCATTGTTGATCGTGGGATTGACGCAAGGCGTGTTGGTATTGTTCCTGTGGCTACTGTCCAAGAGTTTAGGACCCAGGCGGTAAAGATCCTTGACAAGTATCTAGAGGGTAAAGAAAAGCCTCCTATGGTATTTGTTCTCGACTCATTAGGTAATCTATCGACCGATAAAGAAATGCAAGATATTGCCGACGGTAAAGATACTAGAGATATGACCCGTGCCCAGTTGGTTCGAGGTGCATTCCGTGTCCTAACTCTGAAACTTGGTAAGGCACAAGTTCCACTTATTGTTACCAATCACGTTTATGATGTTGTTGGTTCATATGTTCCTATGAAGAAGATGGGCGGTGGTTCAGGATTAGAGTATGCAGCATCAACCATTATCTTTCTATCTAAGAAGAAGGATAAGACACTGGACGACGATAATGGTCGCACCGGTGCAGTCATTACAGCACACCTCAAGAAGTCACGCATGACCGTTGAGGATCGTAAAGTTGAGACATGGTTAAACTATCAGGAAGGCCTCGATAAGTATTATGGACTACTTGATCTTGCGGAAAAGTATGGCATTGTGAAAAAGGTTTCCACTCGTTATGAGTTTCCTAATGGTGCTAAAGCATTTGAAAAGGAAATCAAGAAGAACCCAGAAAAGTTCTTTACAAAAGAAATCTTGGATACTATCAATGAAGGATGCCAGGCAGACTTTCTATATGGTAAACATAATGAAAAGGAAAAAGACGATGCTGAGTAAGACTGTAACAATGTTTGCCAAAAAGATCATTCATGAAGGAATGAAAAATCCATTACTCAAGATGGAAGTATATGAAAATGATAGAGGTGTATCTTTGTCTTTTAAGGAGAGTAACGGAGATTATGTTTCCTTGAACTATTCAGGATTATATTCCATCTATAGAAAAGTAAATGATAAGTATGAATGTCTATATGTCGGTCAGACCGATCACACGATATATGGAAGATTAAATCGTTGGGCAAAAGGTGTCGCAGGCAAATTGCGACATGATGAAAGTCACTCTGGTGCTATAAAAGCTAAACGAGATGGCATAACATTAACTGATGAATTATATGTCAAAGTAATTGACTATGACACCGTTTATACAATGTGGAAAAATTTTACCAACGATTTTAATCATATTAGTATTTACGGAATTGATGAATGGATAGCACCTTTATTAAAGTCAAAATATAATACCATTACATGTGAAGAATCGGCTAGTCTGGAGGACTTTTTCTAATGGAACTGGGGAGTGATTATAAATTTAGGGATGACCTGTTCAACTCAAAAGAAGAAGGAACTACTTGCCCCATAGAATTAACACTTGATCCGTTTGAAGGAGTAGTGTATCGTTACACCACAGTGACATTCAAGATGGGTGAGGACAATGTTCCTAGGATGTTATATGACTATGAGATCCTAAAGACTAATGACTTATCCATGATGACACTGAGAAAGAACCAAAAGTTCAATACGATTATTGGTTTGATTTTGAATGACCTATTACTAGATGCATCAGAAGTGGAAGGTGTGAGTGAGACTAGAACAGACAATCCTAAAGAATCTGATAAAGAGTGAGGACTATACTCGTAAAGTCCTGCCATTCTTAAAAGAAGAATACTTTGGTAATACGGAAGACCGGCTACTTTTCAATGAAGTGGCCGGCTTCATTCTGAAATATAACCAACAGCCAACTTTTGATGCTCTATCGATTGAGGTTGATAATATCCGTGGAACTACGGATGATACGGTTAAGAATATCCAAGAGACACTAAAAGAACTTGATGCCGACACAAATCCGACAAATCAGGACTGGCTTATTGAGAACACCGAGAAGTTCTGTCAGGAAAAGGCGATCTATAATGCAATCACATCATCACTGGAGATTATGAATGGAAAAGGTAAGCTCACTAAAGGAGCCATACCTTCTCTATTGTCAGATGCTTTGTCCATATCTTTTGATCCTAATGTCGGCCACGATTATCTAGAGCAGGCTGATGAACGATTTGAATATTATCATCATCATGAAGAACGTCTTCCTTTTGATCTAGAATTTTTCAACAAGGTTACGAAGAATGGTGTTCCTAGAAAAACATTAAATATCGTCATGGCTGGTGTTGGTGTTGGTAAATCACTAACACTTTGTCACTTTGCATCGGCTTATATTAAGCAGGGTAAGAATGTTTTATATATTTCAATGGAGCTTGCAGAAAAAGAAGTTGCTAAACGTATCGATGCTAATGTTCTAAATATTTCTCTTGATGATCTTATGATCTTATCCAAGGACATGTATTCTGATAAGGTCAATAAGTTGAAACAAAAGACCGATGGTAAACTGATAGTCAAGGAATATCCTACAGCGGCCGCATCTACTGTTCATTTTCGGGCTTTGTTGAATGAATTGAACCTTAAGAAAAACTTTATACCAGATGTTATCATGATAGATTACCTAAACATTTGTGCATCGGCTCGCATAAAACCAGGTAATGGTGTTAACAGCTATACCTATATTAAGTCCATTGCGGAAGAACTAAGGGGATTAGCGGTTGAATATAATGTTCCAATTTGGTCAGCTACACAGTTGACTAGAAGTGGTTATGGTAGTTCTGATCCTGATTTGACAGATACATCCGAATCTTTTGGTCTACCTGCAACAGCCGACTTCTTTGTGGCTTTGGTGACCAATGATCAACTTGAACAATTGAACCAATTTGCAGTTAAGCAGTTGAAGAATCGATATGCTGATCCTTCTATGCACAAGAAAGACATCATAGGAGTTGACAAATCAAAAATGAGATTGTATGATGTTGAACAGTCGGCCAAAGATATTGTAGATACAGGATATGGTGATACTCCAATATTGAGACCTAAGCCGTTTGATAATAGTGAAAAGCCTAAGATTGCAAATAAGTTCAAAGGATTAAAAGTATGAAGAACCGTTTATATACATACTATCCCGAATTTGATGACGATGATTGCTTGTTATGGCATGTCCATGAAACCGTCACCAATCAAATCATCATATCTTTTGTATTTGAAGATGATGCTCAGGAATGGTGTGACAGGTTTGAATATGGAATGGGATTTGCAGGATTCACTCCTTCTTTCATACTAACAAAGGTTCCGAAACTTGATATAGATGAGGCATTCTCGGCTGAATTTTCTTGAGGAATATTTCCTAAAATAACACTTGACAATCCTGTGAGTTACCTCTATTCTAATAGAACGATAAGAAAATATGGTTCCATAGCTCAACAGGATAGAGCAGCCGCCTTCTAAGCGGCAGGTTATAGGTTCGAATCCTATTGGGACCGCCAGGAACGGTAATATAAAGTGGTTGACTTTTATATTTGTTACCTATATAATATCCAGATGATTGAGATTGGGAGATAGGAAATGAGAGACGAAACGGTAAAACGGGAATCTTATTGGATAGTAGAGGCGGTTGACCGATCTGGAAGAATATTATATAATGGTACTTTCTTTACCTTTGATAAGGCATGGGACAAATACTATTCATTTAAGAACCGGGCCCGCGTTTCTTTGCAACGTAAATTTAAGGAAATTAAAGCGGCCTAATGTATAACAATTGCGGGTGTAACTCAGTGGTAGAGTGTCAGCCTTCCAAGCTGTTCGTCGCTGGTTCGAATCCAGTCACCCGCTCCATTAATGCGGATATAGTATAAAGGTATTATGTCACGTTTCCAACGTGAAGAAGGTGGGTCAGTACCACCTATCCGCTCCATTATATTGAGATACATCGGCCGAGTGTAGCGCAGCCTGGTAGCGCATCTGGTTTGGGACCAGAGGGTCGGGAGTTCAAATCTCTCCACTCGGACCATTTAAGGATAATTTATGGATACTTGGAACGAATATAGTTATTTTCCAACAAACACTTATACAATTTCAAAGCCTGAATTTCTAGATCAGGTTAAACCGGTAGCATATGAGTATTTAGAAAAAATTAAATCAGAATATCCTATTAATGAAATGTATCCTGTTTATCATACATACAATTTCCACAATGATGATAGAATATCCGATTTCAGTAACTATATTGTGAATACTGCTTGGCAAATCTTAAACAGTCAGGGATATAGTATGCAAGAAAAGACTACAAGGTTCACTTCCATGTGGTTACAATCACATCATAAATATTCCATGATGGAGAGACATATACATCCAGTTGACTCACAGATTATAGGATTTTATTTCTTGGATACTCCAGAAAATTGTAATCGGATGATAATACATGATCCTAGATCGGCCAAAGTTCAGATAAGTATGCAAGAAAATGACGCCACCAAACTAAGTTATGCTTCTGATATGATATATTTTGCTCCTGAACCAGGAATGTTATATTTCATCAATTCATGGGTGCCACATTCGTTTTCTAAGAATGGATCGGATGATCCTTGTAACTTTATACATTTCAATATAAAAGTGGATAATGCTATCGTAAATATTCCACCTCCAGCGGAGGTAATATGAAGTATAGTATAAGATTTAATAAATCTAGAGGATTAGCAGGTAGGGGATCAATAGACCATGTGTGGCGGGTTTTTGCGGAGGATAAAGAGTATTTGTTTAAACATGTGAAAATCAATGTAGAATCTTTCAGTGAGAGAGTCGGCGAAGATTGGAATATAGCATGTTATGGTAAAATGACTATTGATAGAGATACCTCAACCGCTATAATAGATAAAGATATAGAGAGTTCAAATGGATGAAAACCAACTACGGCGCCAAGCTATTTTCAGAATGGCGATTTTCTTTTTAATTACAATCATTATTGGTTTTATTGCCAGTGATGTTAATATGTTATCTAGCCAGTAAGGAGACAAATATGTTTGAGATTTTACCAGAAACAAAAGAATCGGCAATTATCGAATTGAACAAAATTCTACCAGGTCATACACCTGATGAATTGGCAGAAGCGTTTGATGCCTGTGTTGATATTGTCAAGAAGCAATTTGGAATGTAATGATAGAGTTAGTTTTACAAGATAACTTTATAGGTGCTTGGTTCTTAGATGATATATCTATATGTGATAAACTGATAGAGTATTATGAAAGTTTACCGGATCGACATGTAGATGGTGGTCTAGGTTATTATAGAATAGTAGATATAGATAAGAAAAAATGTAAAGAAATACATCTTAAACATGAAGAGGTATTAGTTTCATATTATCTTTCATCTTTACAAAAAGTATGTGATGAGTATATAAAAAAATATCCTTTTTGTAATGCTAATAGTCCTTGGAAAACTGTATGTCCAGTTAAAATTCAGAAATATAATCCTGGTGATGCATATTATGTATGGCATTGTGAAAGGGGAGGAGTAAGATTACCATCAGGTAATAGACATTTAGTTTTTATGACATATTTGAATGATGTTACTGATGCAGGAGAAACTGAATTTTTTCATCAAAAACTTAAAGTTAGGCCACAGAAAGGTTTAACTTTGATATGGCCAGCCGATTGGACTCATACACATAGAGGTGTGACAAGTATGACGCAAACCAAATATATTATGACAGGTTGGTTTAATTATATAGATCGTGAATCTATCTAAAAATCAGAAAGGATATATCATGAATAAGTTACTATCAGCCGTAGCGATTTTCATCACGCTGACAACTGCGGCCGCAGCCGATCCGTTATCAGATTTTTTCGGTGGTGCCTTTGGCGAGCAACAATCACAACAGAAAGTGACAAGAGATAAACATGGTAAGAGAACTATTTCAAACGGTGCTGTTGATACTGGGAGCGACTGGTTTGGCCATTCTCATGGTGGCAATCATATGGTTGCTTCATTTTACGGCCATGGTGAACATTTATCCAAACACACCGCATCCGGAGCAGTTTTCAACCCTAATGCCCACACATGCGCCCACAGAACATATCCTTTCGGCACAGTCCTCCGTGTATGTCACAGAGGTTGTGTAAATGTTACAGTTAATGATCGAGGACCGTTTGTCCGCGGCCGTAATCTTGATTTGTCTTACGGTGCTGCTAGGGCTATACATATGGGATCGACATCGACGGTAACAGTTGAAAGATTGAATTGATGTTCTAGTCTAAGGTAATAACATGGAACATTTTTTACAAAGAAATAATGGCTATCTAGCTAGAAAAGAAATATCTGAGCTATTAGAACAATTTAGAAATGATCCTATGAGACTTGAGCCATATGGATTTAAAGTCTATAGTCAAGGTGATGAAGATGGTATTATTGAAGAAATCTTCCGACGCCTTGATATAAAGAAAGGTTCTTTTTGTGAAATAGGTGTTGAGAAAGGTCTAGAATGTAATACTCATTATCTATTACATAAAGGCTGGAGTGGAATATGGATTGATGGTCGATCTGAATATATTGAATATATCCTAGAGAATTGCCCTCAAGTTAATAAAAAACTCAAAGTAATTCATGCTTATTTGACAAAAAGCAATCTCAATAATACCTTGGAGTCTATAGGTTTAACGAAAGATAGAGAACTAGACTTCTTATCGATTGATATTGATGGTAATGATATTCATTTATTCACAGAAATGGATATCAGACCTAAAGTTATTTGTATTGAATATAATGCCAAATGGCCGGCCAATGTATCTCGCATTCCTGTATATAATCCTGATAATATCTGGTGCGGAGATGATTATATGGGAGCAAGTTTAAAATCACTTGTCGATGTTGCTAAGTTCAAGGCTTATGAACTGGTTGGTACAAATATCACTGGAGCCAATGCTTTCTTTGTAAGAAAAGATTTGGTGAAAGATAGATTTTCACTTGCTCCAATTGAAAAGCTATATAACCCTCCTAGATATTGGCTTATATATGATCATTTCTGGCATATTGGCCATCCAGCAGCTTTTGGTAAATATGATGATTGAGACTTTGGTATATTACGCTATTCCATAATTTGAGTTCTTAGGAAAGGCATTGGATTTCACTTGACATTCCTAATCGGATAGTGTAGGATTAATCATAATCGAAGTGGTGAAAGGAATATGTAATGAATAAGGTTTTCGGAATAGTTCTGTCTCTTTTCCTTATGGTCAGCCCGGCCATGGCCCAAGTTAACGGATATGGTCCTTTTGGTGGTGCTGGAATGGGTGGTCTCATGCCTTTCGCAGGAATGGGTGGGTATATGCCCTATGTGGGCATGATGAATGGGTTTGAAGGTCAGTTTATGTCCAATATGTATTCAAATGCTTTTTATGGACCAGGTTATGGTGCTGGTAATTATGGACCTGGTCCCGGTGGTTCTTGGGGTGGTGGATCTGTTTATACTCCGTCAGCTCCTTTTACTTGGTAAAGGAATAATCAAATGAAAAAGAAACTAATCACAATTGTATCCTTATTAGGCATTTCACTAGCCTCCGCGTCACCTGCTAATGCTCAGTGGGGTGGATGGGGAGGATATGGTGGATGGGGAGGTTATGGTGGTTACGGTTGGGGAGGATATGGTGGTTACGGTTGGGGAGGATATGGTGCTGGCCTAGGTGTTATGGCTGGTGCAGGTCTCCTTGGCGGTATCATTGGTGGTGCCATTGCCTCTCAAAATTATGGATATGGTGGCTATGGTGGATACGGAACATATGCACCAACCTATGCTCCAACATATAATAATTATTATGGTCCTACTCGTAGAGTTATTAGGAAACGTGTGAGACAACCTGTATATATAGAAGAAGATTACTTTGGCTGGTAATAAAAGGATATAGGATGTGTTACTATACCATTACAACAGACCTTCAAAATAAAGAAGGTCAAACTCAAGCTATCATGATTATTGATGCTAAAGATGAAGAAACTGCTAAACTTGAGTATATTAGAACTTTCAATCTACCTAAGTTCACTATAACGAAAGGTATTACTATTGATAATGATTTTGCGGGGTTGATAACATCACCAATCCGCAAGATAATTACAAAGTATAAGAGCGGCAATTCCGATGTCTCTCTTATAAGCTATTGTAATTCTATACACACGAAGTATGATAGATGACTAGAAGTTGTGATGGATGTACCGCGTGTTGTGAAGGTTGGCTATGGTCAGAAGCATATGGTAAAAAGTTCTGGCCAGGCCGTCCATGTCATTTTAAGGGTGAGAAAGGTTGTACCATATATCATGATAGGCCTGTTGATCCTTGTAAGAATTTTGCCTGTGCATGGATCAAAGACGATTATTTTCCAGCATGGATGAAACCTAACCTAAGTAAGGTTTTGATAGTAAATAGACATGATAATGGCCATGACTATATTGAGTTGTATGAAATGGGTGAGAGATTAGATTCTAGAGTCCTATCTTGGTTCTTTATGGAATTTTCTGCCGGTAATATTAAAAACCTAAAGTATCAAATTGATGGTGGTTGGAATTATATTGGTGATATAGATTTTATTAACAGGGTAGGCAAATGACAGATGTAAGCATTTGGGATATAAATGGTATAGAAGTTGATAAAATTCATATCGATGATACTATAATCCCTGTTAATGGGAGAGTTTCTAAAGGTAAAAACTCTTATTATAAAGGTGTGGGTGTTGTATATACTGGTCACAATCTGTTTCCATTAAAACCTGAAACCAATATACATGGATATTCAATATTACAACCTTCTACCGTTTTCTATATGGGTCCCCATGTCTCTAAGCGGGTATATGAAGGTAAAGTTGGTATTTTTAGAGAACCATATCAGCCACAATTCAATGATTGGATTGGATCTTGTGGAGTTAAAGAACTATCATTGATTGAAAACTCGGAAGACTTTGAGTTGTCCTCAGTAGAGTTTCTTAATGTGGTAAACTATGATAGCGATAATCAACAATATTATTTTGAGTTAGATTATCTATGCAATCGTAAGAAGTATTTGGATGAAGGTGATCCAATTAAATTAAGAACTCTACTAGACTATATGGTCGTTAATAACTGGAATTTTATTTGGGATAAAACTTCTATCACCGATATATCTTATGATGGTCGAGTTTCCGATATAGCAGACTTGTTCCAATCTAAGTATGGGCTACATCATAAACTTGGAAGCGTATATTCTGTTCTTTACAGTTTAGGTAATATCGATCATGATAAGTATTTGGAGTTTGTTAAGTCGAATGGTATGGAACATGAAAACTCTATGTATTACGTCCTTAACAGTATTGAGATACTAAAACAAAACGGAGTTGATGTTACAGAACTTTTTCCACACTCTGATCAATATGATAATTATAAACACACTGTTCTAAATTATCTAGTGACAGGTAAGAATTGTGGTGATTGTTGTTACTTAGACGTAGGAGAAAAAATCCGTGAGGCATATGTAGTTAGAGCTAAAAAGCAGTTTGGTATAGTGGACTAATATGAAACAGCATCTTGGAGAATGAAATGAATAAGATTGCATTACTAATTCTTACCGGTTTTCTTGCATCTAACTTTGCAAATGCCAAAGAAACACCAAAGACTAGCGCAAATAAGCAGATAGTTTGTTTAACCAACACAGAGTTGGATAAAATCATGACTGATAAGGGATATGACATTCTTCTCAATATGACAAACAATGATGGTGTCGTGGAGTCAGTTTGGTATGGTGGTAAGTCAATCGTTATTACCGCTTCTGTTCCAAATGAAAAGAAAAGCTGCTTGTTAGCCACGATGAGTGATGTGACATATAACCCAAAGGCAGTTGAAGAAATTTGGGAAACATATAAGAAGCAAACAAAGCAAAAAGATATCTAGAACTTTCAAGTTTGCTAAATAGATTTCACAGGCTTGCGACTTTGCGGTCTGTGAATAGCCGTTGTCCACGAAGGTACTGGCAACGGCACCCAACCCCGACTCCTCGTCAGGCTATCGCCTAAAACAATCCTCACATTTCTATTCATCTTTCGTTATCGTGAGGTATTGTGCGTGGTGTCGTATAAACAGAAAGGTACTACAATGAAGAAGGTTTTATTTGCTATCATTACGGTACTTGCTATTTGCGGTACCGCAGAAGCAAGAAGCCGCTATTCAGCGCAATCCGTTGCTGAGGACCAAGATCCTATTGCTGCTCTATTGGGCGGTGAGGATTGGAACGTCTCACCTCAGCCACGTTTCAAAAACAAGAGACAGGCTAGAGCATATAGTGAGGAGCAAGAAACAAACTGGGGTTTCGGTCATGCTTCAAACTCCTTAGTCGCTCTAGGCTATGACTTACAGCGTAGAGGCTTCCGTGTATCGGAGCATCCATCATTTGGAGGAGTCCATCATGTTCATCATGGTTGGGCACACTACGCTGGCCGTGCCATCGACGTTAATGTGGGTCGTGGCGTGGTTGAAGCACGTTCTGGTCATGCACATCGATTTGATCAACTCGCTCAAGAACTAAGAAGCGAGGGATATACGGTGCTGTGGCGTGTTGCCGGGCACTTTAATCATATGCATATTCAGCGATAAAAAAAAAAGGGCGGGGAAACCCGCCCTTTAACTTTAGACTTTTGGAACTCTAATTTCTACCCTAGGCCCCCATCCTTTATCTCCTATCGATTGATTAGCAGAAAACGGCCAGACAATTACTTTATCAGGTATGATCTTTGTATGGAACTGTCTCCATACATTGTACCAGTCTCCTTCGATTGATTTTAACCTACCAATCTCATTTCTATCAACATCCTGTCGATGTAGAACAGTCCCATCGTCCATTTCAAATGCAACAACCCAACCATCCCAATCTTCATCAGGAATAGACTTTTTATAAACATCCAAGCAATGTCTAAAGATGTTCAAGAAAGAGTCGGTGTATGCCTGTTCTGTGGCATATGTAGTGTTTGGTGGATCAAAGTAACTCAAAGTATATTGTTGAACAGCACGGTCTTCAAAACGAATACCGGCGTAACGTTCATATTCTTCTTTGGTTCTCACTGTGCCGAATCCATAATCACCAAAATCGGTAACGTGAGTAGCACCATCAACACCAAGTAGGGACTTAGCTCTCTTTAGAGAAGCGACATTCAAGGTTTCCCATCTCTTGTTTTCATCCCAGTGACGAATACGACCCTTACGAGTATATTCATGCCAAGCGATAATCTGGTTTGGAATGAATAGATCGTAACCATGTGTGAACGCACGGACCGCTAGAGTGATTTCCTCTCCATGGAAATAGAGATTTGGATCGTATGGTACTTCTTTGTTAAACTCACCTAGTGTAAAAACGAAATGAGCCGAGAAGAACCTAGTCGGCACTGGTTTTTTTCTGCTTTCCCAATCTTCTAATACTGCGGGAAGCATAAAGATAATACCCTCTGGGGTGAAGCGGTCAAAATTCAACTTCCAGATTTCTTTAACCCTATCTTGAGGATCATTCTCTGGGTTATAAGATGGAAGATAAGCTGTCAGAAGAGGTTTCTTATGTCCATCAGCTTGTAATTGTGTGATCATATTTTTACATTTGGTATCCCATCCCTTTACAAATCGGTGATGTGAATCCAATTGTAGAGTATATTGTTCATCGGTATATTTGGATTGAACTAAGCTGCGGGCCCAGCAGGTACCATCAGACTTATCGTATGGTATATCGATAATCTTGAAACGATCATCTGTGACAAACTCTTCGAGAGTGTCCCAATCATCTTCTTCCGAGTGTTGCCAAGCAATACTGAATACCAGGTTCTCCGGTTTATCTGCCCTCTTAATACACTCTCTAATTGTAGTTAAAAGTTCTGGGTCACGGTAGGAAGCAATAGAAATAAAAATCTTTTCATTAGCGGTCATATTTTTCACCTCATATAAATAGTATTGTTCATACTAATAGTATATAGTAATGTTGTGGAGATAAACAATGGTGAATCTTATTAGCCCATATCTGAAAATGTTAAAGATTTCAGAAGAAAGATTGGATATCTGTAGACAGTGCCCAGACTTTGTTGAAGAAACTAACAAGTGTAAGAATTGTGGTTGTTTCATGGATTTTAAGACGATGATACCGTTTGAGAAATGTCCTGTTGGAAAATGGGGCAAAGTGGAGAAAGAAAAGGAAGAATAATGTTTTTATTTTCTGATTATTGGCCACAACCAAAAGTTGGTGAGTTGGCAGTATTTGATTTTGGCCTCGGTGCTGATAACAAACAATATTCATTCATTGTTTGGAACTCAGGTGATAACAGACATTTCTATCAGGAAGATTACCATGATAATAAATGGCAATCAACTTGGCACAATGACTATTTTGATAAAAGAGGTATTGTAGAAACCGCAGATGATTATCCAAAGTATTCATATCAGATATGGACCAGTTATAGAACAACAGCATTTAAACCTGGTAAAGAAATCCTTTGGGGCGGCACTCAGGAGATTGGTGAGGAATTTAATGCACCTTGTGATATTGATTCCTTACGATCAACAAAGTTTGAAGCACCTACTAAAGGTAATCAGAGAGTGAAGTTTTGTAGTCTCAAGAAAGATATACTGGAGATTGAATACGACCAGACCTGGGGTGATAAACCATCTACTGGTTGGAGAGCATTCCATAAGAAAGGTGTTGGTATCACAAAGATCATTTGGAGATACAAAGGACAAGATGTTGGTAATCCTATACCATCAAAGGTAAACATCATCAAAGGAACAATCAAAAATAAATATCCTGTTATTGGTTGATTTTTTAGCTTAACTCTGATATAATGTATTATGAAAAAAGTGAATGAAGGAATACTCCACACATTGGCAAAAGTTGCCGAAGCTAACGATGATAGTAATATCCGTTTTGCTGCGGCAATTGTCCGTGGAAATAAGATTATATCTATTGGATTTAATCGTAACAAATCTCATCCTTTTCAAGCAAAATTTGCTAAGAATGAAATGGCCATTTTTCTCCACGCGGAAGTTCATGCCATAAAAAATGCATTAAGGGAAATTAGTGTGGATGAACTTTCAAAGTGTGACATTTATATCACACGAGTAAAAAAGAAAAAAGCAGGTGATGATCATTTTGTTTGGGGTTTGTCTAGACCTTGTCCCGGTTGTGAGAAGGCCATAACAGAATTTGGTATTCGTAGAACTGTTTATACATGCGATGAAACTGGAAACTATGAGGTACATGACTGATGCTTCAAGATATAATTGTAATAGATGATTTCTTCAAAGATCCTGATAGTATTGTGGAATTTGCTAATAAACAGGCCTTTGAGGAAAATGATTTTGAAAAAACTAGATCATATTGGCGGGGATTGAGGACAGAAGAATTACATGATTTAAATATAGAAAAAACGAATGAAATAACTAAAGAATTTTTCAATAACATTTTTTATAATAAATTTAATAATTTTAAGAAATATTCTTTCCATTATTCATGGAAAGCAAGTTTTTATTTTCATAGATTATCGGATATATCAAAATTTGAATATAAATGGATTCATCATGACCCTGTCATATACGCCGCTGTAGTTTATCTTAACAAAAATCCTCCAGAAGATACAGGCACTCTTATCATTAAAAAAAATGAGAAAATACCAATAGAAAACAAATACAATAGATTAGTATTATATAATTCGGACTATCTTCATTCTCCTATGAGTGGTTTTGGAGAGGGTAAAAATTCGAGGTTAACTTTGAATATATTTATCGATTCAATCGATATTAAATTGGAAAAGGTACATTAATGAGTAGATTGAAAACACCCCTAAGATATCCTAGAGGTACATGACTGACAACCGCAGGTGGTTGACATTTTCCCTAAGACCAGTACCATACCTAAATAGGATAGAAAACTTCCTACAGAGGGTAGAATAAATGGTAGCTGCTCCAGAAGAAACTAAGATGCCAGCTAGACCTTTAGCAATGTCTAGCCTATTTGATGAAATTGACCCTAGAAGGGTAGACAATAAGCCTTATATAGCAAAAGGCTATAAAATTCGCATGGAAATTTTCCTTGATATGATAAAGCAAGGAAGTCCTTTTCGAGATGCTAACGATTATGAAAAGACTTTCACTTTATCCGTTTCTGGTAGTGATGCTGGGTTGATTAATAAGGCAGTTAAAGAATTTAAAGAAAGCTATTATGATAGGTCAGTTCCTTATGAAGTAAGAAAAGAAATAAAGAAAAACATAACAAAGCCTCTGCGTGATGTTACTTTCACTAAAAGTGATGGAACAAAGATAAAAGTCACCTCTATCTATAAGACTAAGGCTTTTGGTGGTACAGAAAAACTTGAAGCGGCTGGAAAGCAGCATGAGTTTAAGACTATCGATCAGCTTAATAATATCATACAAAGTAGTATAAAAAAGTATGGTTCTTTCTATAAGGACAGTCCTAATTATATTCGTTTACGTGTTGATGGAAGAATTTATAAGGTTTCAAAATGTTTCGAGACTCCCAATATCAAAGGTCAGACTGTAAAATCGGATTTCCATATTGTAGATAACACAGGAAAAAATGTCATTTTCATTTCATATAAAGAAAGTGCAAAGCCCAGTGACGTTCAACAATGGGGTGGATTAACAGAAGGTAAGATGCCGGATTATGCACAATCAAAAGATTTTATTGCAAAAGTTAAGAAACTGTATCCATTAGGGCTTCCTAATGCTACTGCTGTTGCGATGAAGATTGTTGGAAATAAAAGCACAGAAATCAAAAACAAATCTGTATTTGGCATTGATTGGATGCCGGGTGCAGCACCCGGATATCAAAACGTTAATGTTGTGGCTAAAGGTAGATTGAGACTAAATCAAGTTACACCACCTAAACAAGGCGTACCTCCTCTTTATGAATTTACAGCAGCTCACTTTTTCTTTGGTGGCGATACACCTTCAGGCGAGACTGAGCCGGTATTTTATGCAAGATATGATAAAAGATCAGCTTTTGGCATAGGCAACGTTAGAATGTCTGTATTCCCAAAAGGCGGTATTAAAGGTTCGACACAGTGGATTGATCCTGCATCTAGTCCATCATCACCAAAAATAATAGGACAAAGTAAACTACAAACATATAAGCAAATTGAAAAAAGAAAAGGTGTGAAGTGATCAGACTTAAAGATTATCTCACAGAAGCGGCCGCTGAAAAAGATCGGCATCTGACACACATTGAAGATGCCGTTCTGGAAGGTGGTGTTGCTGGCACTCGCAATGCTATTCAGTTCCTAATCTCCCTCCGTGATATGTTTGCTGATGATGGTAAAACTATCTCAGAAGCTAGAGGTGGTTTAATTCTTCGAACTAAGTTCGATGGCGCGCCCGCACTCTACGCAGGAATAAATCCTGAAAATGGAAAATTCTTCGTAGGTTCTAAAAGTATCTTTAATAAAGGTGCTAAACTAAATTATACACAATCAGATATTAGAAGAAATCATTCTGGTGGATTAGCAGACAAGTTATCGCTTGCATTAAAATATCTACCAGAATTGGGCATCAAAGATATCATTCATGGTGATTTTATGTATTCGAGAGATGAACTAAAATCAGAGACCATAGATGGTAAAAAATATATTACTTTTCGTCCAAATACTATTACTTATGCTGTTCCTGAGGGTACAACACTCTCTCGCCAAATACTTTCTTCTCGAATGGGAATTGTTTTCCACACTACTTATAGTGGTGCCACTATGTCTACTCTCCAAACTCATTTCGATGTTGATATTGGTAGGTTAAGGGCATCCAAGAATGTGTGGTATCGTGAAAATAAATTTATGGATGTTACCGGTGCTGCTAGATTAACAAAAGTGGAAAATGATAGGCTATCTCTTATTCTTAAAGAAGCAGGCTCATTGTTCAGAACAATTCCGTCAGCATTACTAAATGAGATTTCTACTAATGAAATGTATCGTGAACCAATAATGACATATTATAATCAAAAGGTTCGTGCTGGCCAGCAACACATGGGTGCAGGTCATATAAACGATATTATTAAATTTATCACCGATAGATTCAATAAGAAGATATCGGAAGCTAAGATGCCTGCTACCAAAGCAAAGCGTAAAGCTGAAATGAATTTAATTATTAAATGGTTCAGATCACACTCTGGTAATCTCAAGCTAATATTTAAATTGCAGAATATGTTGATTGATGCTAAGTTGATACTAATTCGCAAATTCAATCAAGTGAATGATATAGGTACATTCGTTCATACACAAGGTGGAGGATATCGTGTTACTAGTCCTGAAGGGTATGTTGCTGCTTGGAGTTCTGGTGGTGATGCTGTTAAGTTAATTGACCGAATGGACTTCAGTAGAGAAAACTTCTTAGCTGTAAAGAATTGGGGAAAATGAAAAATTTTACTGAATATCTAACAGAGGTAAAAAAATCTAAAGTGGGACAAGGAACTCTTAATATATTTGATATAGATGATACCTTGTTTATGCCTAATGCTAAAACAAAAGTGGTTAAAGATGGTAAGATTGTTGGCCGTCTTTCGTCCGAACAACTAAAACATTATAAGACAAAACCTGGTGAGAGATTGGACTTTGGTGAGTTTCGTTCTGGTAAGCATTTTCATGATGCTGCCGAACCTATTGAAAAGATGATTAGACGGGCACAGTTAGTCGTTAAACACCAAGGTGGTAATTCAAGAACTATTATCGTAACTGCCAGGTCCGACTTATCAGATAAAGATGTATTCTTGAAAAAGTTCCGCGACCATGGATTTCCAATCGATCAGGTCCATGTCGAAAGGTCTGGTAATGTGTTTGGTGGTGGTAATGCTGCTCCATTATCAAAAGCAATTGTTATTCGTAAGTATATCAATAGTGGAAAGTTCAATAAGATTAGAATGTGGGACGACCACGAGGGAAACCTAAATATGCTATTGAAGCTGGCCGAATTACATCCAGAGATTTCATTTGAAGCATATTTGGTAAATCCAAAAACAGGTACACCGACAAGATATGGAAAATAAAGAAGAAAAACCTATTACTGAAACGGCTATAGTATCAATACTGGAGACGATTAAACGCATAGTCCGTAAGTTTAGGGAAAAAGAGAAACATAAATAATCTATATAAACCCGCAGAGGGAGAGGAATGAAAAAAGTTATATTCACGTTTGGTAGATATAATCCACCTACCACAGGCCACGCAGAACTAATCAATTATGCGGTAAGATTAGCACATAGAACAGGCGCCGAGCACCGCATCTATACATCCCAATCACATGACTCCTCCAAAAATCCATTAGCACCAAGGCAGAAGATGGCCTTTCTTCGTCAGGTATTCCCTGGTGTAAACTTTGTTGATGACCCATCCATGAAAACTGCCTTTCATATCTGTAAGAAATTGGCAGAAGAAGGTTATGAGGATGTGGTATTTGTGGTTGGTGATGACCGTGTAGCAGAGTTTTCAAACTCACTTGGTAAGTATGTTAAATCAAGAACTGCTAAAGATTTTGACCCTAAGAAACATTATCCATTTAAAAAGTTTAAGGTAGAGTCCTCAGGTGCTAGAAAGAAAGGCATCTCTGGTACAGACCTTCGTGCCGCCGTTCGCAAGGGAGACTTTGCTACATTTGCTAAGGCCTCGGCTGCAAAAGATAAAACTTTGGCACGAAAAATATTTACGGCAACCAGAACTCAACTAAAAGAAGAATATCTCAGTGAAGAGAATAATGGAATATCTCGTAAAGAGTTTCACGATAAACTAAAATCTTTTGTTGATTTTACTTGTGAAAAACTAGGTATTGATGAAAAACCTTCAATTAGATATAAAGAAGATAGTAAAGATGGTCAGCAACCTTCATTTGGTGGATATGCACCTCATACAAAAGAATTGGTTGTGGTATCCAAGAACCGTCACCCAATGGACATTTTCAGAACTGTAGCTCATGAGTTGGTTCATCATAAGCAAAATGTAGATGGTCGATTAGGTAAGAATATTGAACAAGAAGGTGCTACAGGTTCAGATATTGAAAACGAAGCAAACGCAGAAGCAGGTAAAATTATGCGTTATTTTGGAAAAGAAAATCCATTTTACTTCGATATGCAATATGTTACAGAAAATAAAGCTATTCTATTAGGTGGTGTACCGGGTTCCGGTAAAGATAAAATCCTAAAAGAAGCAATTTTACCATTAGGTTATAAAGAATATTCACAAGAAAACTTCTGGGCCCACCATGCTACAGGAGAAAATCTTGTTATTAACGGAACAATGTCTGGATATGAACAGACAAAACAAATCAAAGATATATTAGAGAGTGCCGGCTACGAAACTATTATGGTCTTTGTCAATACCTCCAACGAGGTATCGAAACAGCGAAACGAAGCCAGAGCCGGTACTGGTGGTCGTGTAATCACTGAAACAACTAGATTTGCTAAGTGGAAGGCCGCCCAAGATAATCTTGATAGATATGATAGTTTATTTGAGAAAGTTATAGAGGTTAAGAATGATTTTAATGCTGATGATCTAGGAGAGACCTGGTTTAAGCTCATTGAATCAATTTCTAAAGAATTGCATGATTTTACATTAACTGAATCAGATCGCAGATTTGAAACGATGTTGAATGAGGTTGGTGGTGCAGGCAATTGGGGAACCGCAAAACTTACTCGCAGATATCAGAAAGATACTCCTGGGCAGTTACCTAGCAAACCACAACCCATGAAAGTATTGAGACTGAAAGCGAAAATGAAAGAAGATAATAATACCTCACTGAAAACTCCAAGAATTTCTCCGGGCAGTATGCCTATTGGAGGAGATAGAATTGGCGATGAAATTGGGCTCCCAAAGTCACCAACATTTGGAGATAATCAAACAATTCCAACCATTGGTAATAGTGATCCTATTGCTAGATGGATGATGAAAGAAGAAACCAAGAAAAAGTTTCGTGAGAGATATGGTTCTCTTGCGGAGCAGAAAATTAGAGAAACTGCATCTAGACTGGCAAAATGTGAAAGTTTGGATGACCCTTATACAGGTGGAATGTCCGATGTATCGGTCACAGGTGGTCCTCCAGAAGATGTTATGTATGGTGGTAAAAGAATGGTCGGAGCAGACCAAGAAAAAACCAGCCTATTTGGGAAAAGAAAAAGACTAAATACCAAAAAGAAATAAATAATTATTAAATAACTTTTAAAGGAACCAAAAATGTTTAATAACCCATTTCTAAAGAAAGATCCTCTCTTAGAGGCTGTCAAAGGAGCCATGCAGGATGGCGATATCCGTCGTCAGGCTATTGCACATGTAAACGAAGAGTTTGGTGTGTTTAACCGTAATGGTCTCGTTCGTGAAAACCTTGCTGCTTATGATGCTCGTATTGAAGAGGTCTATAAATCTATGAAGGAAAATGAAGAAGATGATGAAGCAGAAAAACAAATGCAAAGTGGTGTAAAAGTCACCAGAAAAAATAGCGATGGATCAGTAACAGATTTAGGTAGATCAAAAGAAGGTGCTGCAAATGACGCTGCGAAAAAAGCAGCAGGAGAAATGCAGAGTTCTGGAGGTTATACTCCTGGTGGATCATCTTCATCAGGTTCCTCATCAGGTTCTTCAAGTTATAGCCGAGTTAATAAATTTGAAGAGGCATATAAGTGCATGAAAGAAGGTAAGCCTCTTTCTCCAAAACAAGAAAAAATGGCTGCTATTGCTGGTGATCCAAAGAAGATTGATGCCGCAGACCTTAAAGCTCTCCGTTCTGGTAAGAAAATGAATGAGAAGAAAGGTTGCTACGAAGAAGGCAATGATGGTAACCTTGCTAACAATTATCCTCCATATGACAAAGTAACTCGTGGTGATGTTATTGCCGGCCGTCTTGGTAAAGATCAGATGGGTGGTAAGAAAAAAGTTGATGAGAAAAAAGGTTGCTACGAAGAAGGTGCTATGGACTCCGATGTTGTCGGTGGTGGTTCAGTAACTAAAGATAATAAACCAGTTGTTTCTTCAACAGCATCAAAAGTAAATACATCAGGCCCATCTGCCGCAGATAGAGCAGGTCTTGCTGCCAAGATCGGTGCTATGAAAGAAGCAAAAAAAATGGAAGAAGGTAAGAAATGGATCTCTAAGGCTATTAAGAAGCCGGGAGCCCTCTCAAAGCAATTGGGTGTTCCAGAGAAAGAAAACATTCCTGCCAAGAAATTGAAAGCTGCTGCTGATCAACCTGGTAAACTCGGTAAGAGAGCTAGACTAGCACAGACATTAAAGAAAATGGCTCGTAAGAGAACCATGGAAGAAGAACTAAACATTGCAAAGGGTGATACACTATCAAGCCTAGCAAAAAAGAATAATACTTCGGTCGACGCTCTAGCGAAAGCAAATAATATTAAAGATGTGAACAAGATTCAGGCCGGTTCATCCCTAAAATTGCCAACTGTTGATAAGACACCTGCACCTACAACTTCATGGGTCAATCCATCAACAAAAGATTATTCAGCTTCAAACAAGGGAGTTGATAAGCCAACTACATCCGCTCCTCTACCATCAATGTCTACCGCATCACCGAAAACCGGTGCTGGTGCAGGAGTCTCTTCTCTACCTGGGGCTAGTCAGACCGCATCTATTGCTAACCCTAAGCCTTCTATGGACCCTGGTTCAATGGAAAATGCAAAGCGTCAAACCGGTTCACTGAATGAATGTGTTCAGGTTGGTGATAAGTCCTATAGGATTATTTAATGGGTAAACAGATGGGTAGCCCAGAAGAAGGTTCTAGAACACTGGGTGTAATTGAAAAGAGATATGGTACAACAAAGAAACTTGCGGCAGAGGGTTCCAAAGGTGCCCTCTCCAAAGTAAAAAACATGAAGGCCAACAAGACCGATACAGGAAAACCTGCTGATCCCGTAGAGTTGGATCCGGTAAAAAATGATATTATTGGTCAAGGCTATAACTAACAAAGAAAAGGATAAGTAAAATGCCATTATGGGGTAATAAAGATAACGCTGCCAATTCAGATATTGCCGGCGTTGCATACATTAACAGAACAAGAACTACTGCTAACCAAACAGCACTATACGGTAATACCCGTATCGGTCAGTTCATCACCAACACATCAATCGGCCAGTTCGCCGTTGATACAAACGAAATGCAGGCTTCTCAGACTACCGCTCATCCTCAACATTCAGGTTGGGTTATTCGTCGTGAAGGAACCGGCCTTCGTGCAGGTCGAGTTACATATGAAACCTTGGTTGCTATGGGTTCAATTGCAACCGACGGATCCGATGATACGAACTTCCCTGATTATAAATTGACTATCACCACACAGCCATCTAGTGCAAATGGTGCTGGTAACGTAACACTAACTGTTGCTGCAACATCCACACCATCTGGTGCCACATTGTCTTACCTTTGGCAGCGTAATCCGGGTTCTGGCTGGGTCACAGTTGCTAATACTGCTGGTGTATATTTCAAAAATACTTCACCATCATTTATTGCAAATGCTGCTGTTGCAAACGCCAATACATTCCGAGTCATCGTTTCGGCAACAGGTGCAAACAGCGTAACATCTTCAAATGCATCCGTAACCACACCATAAGGAGAGTTTAAATGAAAACTTTCCTTAATTATTTAAAAGAGGAAGTAACACCAACCGCTCTAAGCGATGGTAGTATTGATATCGAGAAAGATTCTGTTCGTCAGGAGATTAATGGAATCCTTTCTGGAATTAGCACATATTCTTGTGTAACTCCATATAGTGCTTTGACTAAAATTCGCAAGGCACTGGCCTACTTTCATGTTTATCTTCCAAAAAGATCATACATGGAAGGAAATCATGGTGTAGAAGTTTGGGAGATTCACCAATTCGGACAGAAAATGGGTATGACTGATCAAGGTGAGTTCATTAATGATACTCCTGTAAAGTTCTATCTATTCTTCCACTATCATCTAATTGGTTCAATGTTTATGATTAATGCTAAAGTTGTTGATAAGAATCAATTAGAGAAAGAGTTGGACTTTGCTGAAAGTATGATCAAAGAAGATGCTGAAATGCGTCAAGGTCGTGCTAAAGCAATAGCACCAAAAGAAGAACCCCATACCGCATTAGGAGACTGCGATTGTAGTCAGGGTGATTCTCCAAGTACCAAATCTGCCGTATCTGTAATGATGCGTAGGAAAGATAAGAAACTATCTTCTGGTGAATTAGATGAAGGTCGTATGCCTGCTTCTGTTATTAAGCATAAGCAGAAACTTGCCAGCATGTCACCAGATGACTTGAAAAAGAAGTTTGCTGGTAAGTCAGAGCAAGAATTAAAGTCAATGGCTCGTCGTCATGGTTATGGCCCAGACAGCGATGTCTATTCTAAGCATGTCGCTGTTAAAGAAGAAACCGATGCTGCCGATGAAACAAATATGGCCAAATCACAACTAAAGGCCATAGGAGCAAAGTCGTCAAATCTAGTTTCACTGATGAAAAAATCAAAGAATCTTCCAGCATGGGTTCAGAGTAAACTATCTGTTGCTAAAGATGGCATCACTTCTGTTGATGACTATATGACCCATAGTGATAATAAACTTGATGAGGTTTCTCTAGGCAAACTTGTTCGCTATAAGAACAAGGCTGGCGAAGGTCGTGAAAAGGGTGTTGCTCTTGCTGATAAGAAGATGAAAGGCAAAGCCAAAGTCAATGCTTCTATGCCTAAGCATCCTTACATGGAAGGTCTTACTGTTGAACCAGTAGATAGACCTAAGGATTCAAGTTCTTCTCCTAATCCAACATCTTCTGATATTTCAAATCCATCACAAGAAACCAAAAATCGTGCAAGAATGGGTGCAACACCGGCTGTTCGGGAATCAGCACCTTCAGGCGCCAAGTTTGAGCGTATGGTAAAGCATATTAAAAAGGGTTACTCTAAAGATGGTCTAACAGCCAAAGAAAAGGGTATCGCTTACGCCACAGCATGGAAGGCCAAGAAGAACGAAAATTCAGAATAATATGTAATGATAAATGATTTAAATGATGGCAACTTTTTGATATATGCTGCTAAGTTTTATGATCGTCCTCATATAATCCAGTCGGAGTTTGAGGACGATCTAAAACGAATCAAGTATGTTAAAAGATTATTAAGAAAATATAAACAAACTGGTGAGTTCAAGGAGAGGCTTGTTCTAAACCACGTTATCATTTTATCAAATGTTTTTGGTATCGAACCTGCTGTTAATATGCTTTTCTATAAAGTTGACCAAGAAGATTATCCTCTACTAAAAACAATTCTCATATTTTTAAACTATATGCCCTCTCAATTAAAAGTCTCGTTTGATAAATACCATATAAGACAGGAAGAAATACCTGTAGATTTATATATCGCCAATAGGCTGAGGAATATCTGATGGATAAGATACAGAAAGAAGATGCTCCTACTAATGCTGTAGCACAAAATAGTGTAGCAGGAATCACTGGCGATCCACCGGTATCTGTCAAAACACAGAAAAGAATACAGAAGAAACAGAAAACTACATCTACTCCAGTTATTATGTCAATGTTACGCCGTAAATTAGTATCGGAAGAAACTTTTGCTGGTGCAGTAGTATTCGAGGTTTCAACAACAGTTTTCCATACAGCAAAGATGGAAAAGCGTAAAGGTAAACATTGGAGAACATATCTAGAAGAAGATGATTGTTTTCGACATATAAGAGAATATGCACAAAAGAATCCAAAAAAAGGCATTATCCTTCGTAATGAGCGTACCGGTGAAATGTTCTATGCCAGGTATGGAAAGAAAGGATAAAACATGAATTATAAAATTACACCAGAAATACTAAGACAAATTGCTGGTGCACCCGTATCTAATCACATTGTTGATGGAATAGTTGAACATCTACCTGAGGTTATTGAAAGATATAAGATAAATACTGATCTAAGATTGGCTCATTTTCTAGCACAGTTAGCACATGAAAGTGACCACTTTAGAACTTATGAAGAATATGCCTCAGGTTCAGCATATGAAGGTCGTCGTGATTTAGGAAATGTTAAGAAGGGTGATGGTCGTAGATACAAGGGTCGTGGACCTATTCAGATCACCGGTAGATATAACTATCGTAAGTATGGTGAACTACTAGGTTTGAATTTGGAAAATAATCCAGAACTAGCAGAAGATCATAAAATCGGTTTATTACTTGCTGGTGAATACTGGCACCAAAAATCGTTAAACGATCTTGCCGATAAAGATAATGGGAAGCAGATCACTAGAAAAATTAACGGTGGTTATAATGGCCTGAAGGATAGACTCGCAAAAGTTGTCAGAGCGAAAAAGGCATTGTCACATTCTCATATAGATGCACCGGTTGTGCATCATGTAGAGGTTGCTGTGGAAACACCTCATCAAACACCAGTCGTTCCTGAGCCAGTTGTTACACCTGCACCGGTTGAATATACTCTACCGTTGTTTGCACAGGAACCAAAAGATGAGAGGTTGGATCCTCCTACCAATCTCACACATAATATTCATTCAGGAGGATAATAGAAAGGGTTGGAAGCACTGATGTCTAATAGAAACACCAACGATGATGATGAAGTTGGTGGTCTAATGGAAAAGGCCCCACATTTAGTTACCGCTGTAATTGCGGTCGGAGGGCTTATTGCCGCTTATTTTATGACAATAGGTGATTTCAAAATGAAAGATTTGGAACTAACTCAAAGAGTGACTTACCTTGAAACTAAGGTAAATCACATAGAGGAAACCGTGGAAGTTATCAAGGGTAAACTTGATGCACGATTCCCTTTGGTGGATGCTGATCGTGAGCGTCTACATCAAGAATTGGAAAGACTGAAGGAAGTTCTTCAGCAAATGAAACCTATGTTACAGAAAAAATAATAGTTGACATAGAGTCAAAAACTGTATATTATATGGTTTCATTATGATTAGGTGATATATGTCGGTATACATCGATAAAAAATACATTTCTCTCCTCGCTCCTAAACTTCCTTTGTTTAAACAGCGAGGGGAGTTTTTATGGAACTTCCGTTGCCCAGTTTGCGGAGATTCTCAAAAGAATAAGATTAAGACCCGTGGATATATCTACAAGCGTAAAGACAACTTTGGATTCATGTGTCACAACTGTGGCTCTACTATGGGTCTTTCAAAATTTATAAAGTATGTTGATCCAGCATTATATAATGAATATCAACTGGAAAGTTTTGTTCAATCTAATACATCTAATAGTAAAGTAGATGTCAATGAGTTTATAGCAACTCCAATATTTAAAGAAAAAACTAAATCTATTTCAAATACTGATGCGGTTAAAATATCGAGTTTAGGGCACTATCATATTGCTAGATCATATTTAGAAAATAGAAAAGTTCCTCTTGATAGTTTTTATTATGTCGAAAACTTTGCTAAGTTTGTAAAAGACATATTTCCAGAGAATACCAAACAACTATATAGAGAAGAGAGAATTATTATTCCTTTTTATGATAAATATGGTGATCTTCTAGGTTTTCAAGGACGAGCAATTGGGCCGTCCAAGATTAAATATATAACAATTAAGGCAGATGAAAACAATCCTAAAATTTTTGGTTGGGATAGAATTGATGTTAGTAGAACTATGTATGTGGTTGAGGGCCCCATTGACTCTATTTTTCTTTCTAATAGCCTGGCTACTATGGATGCAAATCTGTATATTGCGGCTAATATCGTAGGCCTTGACAAAGAGTATGTTTTTGTATATGATAATGAACCTAGAAATAAGCAGATTGTTTCCAATATGAGGAAAACAATTGATATTGGAAGAAGCGTGTGTGTATGGCCTAATACGATCCAACAAAAAGATATTAATGAAATGGTAATTTTCGGTATGCACCCAAGTGAAATCCAACATATCATAGATACCAATACATTCTCAGGATTACAAGCCGTTATGATGATTAATCAATGGAGTAAGATATGAAAATGCTCAGATTCACCAACACAAATCGGCAAAGGCTTGGTGATCCCATTTACATCAACTCTGATTGGATCGTTGCAGTATATGAAAACCATGTTGAAGGAGGATCACTTGCAACTGTAGTATTTGGTGGTCCACATAATACCGAATGGTTTGTTGAAGAAAGTCTTAATGAAACCATAAAGATTATTAATGAAGGAAATTGATTATGAAAATAATGAAATTATCATTAAATGTCCATGATAATACAACATCAGGTAAAGAAATTTATTTAAACCCCGATCATATCGTTTCACTTCGCCCTTATACCTTTTCATCAGGAAATTATACTGAGATATCTATGATTAATGGTGAAAAGTTCCATGTTAAAGAAACATTTAATGAGATTGAAAAGATTGGTGGTAAAAAATGGATGTAATCAATACAGCGAAAATTATTGCTTTAACTAATCCTATTCTTTCTGCTTGGGAAACACAAACAGAAAGACCGATTGGTGCAGAGGCATTCATTGCTTACACAGCCAGAGTATCTAACCCATCTAATCAGCATAACACACTAACAGCACCAAAACTTCTATCGTATCTAATCAAGAACAAACACTGGTCACCGTTTGAAATGGTTTCTATCACAATGGAAATCAATACAACCCGTGATATCTCACATCAGATTATCCGTCATCGTTCATTCTCGTTTCAAGAGTTTAGCCAGCGTTATGCTGATCCAACTAAGGATATGCAGTTTGTAACGAGAGAAGCGAGACTACAAGACGCTAAGAACCGTCAGAATAGTATTGAGACGAATGATGAAGGGATTGCCAAAGAGTGGCATTATGCTCAAGATTATGTGGCAAAACTCGCTCAAGAATACTATAAGAGTGCGGTTGAAAATGGTATTGCTAAAGAACAAGCCAGAGCAGTTCTACCAGAAGGTCTAACTACAACCCGTCTATATATGTCGGGGACGTTGAGAAGTTGGATTCATTATATTGATGTCCGTGCGGAAGCAGGCACACAGAAAGAACATCGTCAGGTTGCTATAGCAGCACAAAAAGAAATACTACAACATTTCCCATCATTGAGAGACTACTGGTTTCCTATAAATGAAATCAAATCACCGGATGCTAAAGACAAACCATGGTGGCCATTTTGGTGATGCATAGCAAGAACAAGAGGAAGTAATAATGGACAGTTTATATCAAGAGTTTATTTACAAATCAAGGTATTCAAGATACCTACCAGAACTAAATCGTCGTGAAAACTGGGAGGAAACCGTTGAACGCTATCTTACCTTTATGCATAACCATCTCACCAGTAATTATAGCTACGATATGGCTCCTATTCGTGAGAAGGTGAAGAAGGCTATCATTGATCTAAAAGTTATGCCATCTATGCGTGCCTTGATGACATCTGGCAAAGCATTAGAACGTGATAATACATGTGGATATAATTGTTCATTTTTACCTATTGATGATCCAAAAGCCTTCGATGAGGCCATGTTTATTCTTCTTTGTGGCACTGGTGTTGGATTCTCTGTTGAACGTCAGTTTATCAATCAGTTGCCAGAAATTCCAGAGAAACTATTTGACTCTGAAACCGTAATCGTCGTAAGAGACAGTAAGGAAGGATGGGCAAAGGCTCTCCGTATGCTTATTGCGCTTCTCTATACAGGCGAAGTTCCAAAGTGGGACCTGGGTAAGGTAAGACCTGCCGGTGCTCCTTTAAAGACATTTGGTGGTCGTTCATCTGGACCAGGTCCACTTTCGGAATTATTTAAGTTTGTTGTCAAGTTATTCCGTAACGCTCATGGTCGTCGCTTGACTTCCTTAGAATGTCATGATATAATGTGTAAAATTGGAGAGGTTGTAGTAGTTGGAGGTGTTCGTCGTTCCGCTATGATTTCACTTTCTAATCTATCAGATGACCGTATGCGTCATGCTAAGGCTGGTGCATGGTGGGAAGCAAATCCACAACGAGCATTATCAAACAATTCTGCCGTGTATAATGAGAAGCCAGAGGTCGGCACATTCATGGCAGAATGGATTTCATTGTATGAAAGTAAATCAGGTGAGAGAGGACTATTCAGCCGTGAAGCATGTCAAACAATCGCAAAGAGAAATGGCAGAAGAAATAGTGAACAACTATTTGGCACAAACCCATGTAGCGAAATTATCCTTCGCCCATATGGATTCTGCAATCTTACGGAAGTTGTTATCCGATCCGATGACACCATGGAAACTATTCGTGATAAAATTGAGGTTGCGACTATTCTTGGTACTTTTCAATCTACTCTTACGGATTTTCCCTACCTAAGAAAGATTTGGGTTAAGAACGCTGAAGAAGAAAGACTACTTGGTGTTTCTCTTACAGGCATCTATGACTCCAAACTATTCAATAATCCCGCAGACAAAGAGATCAAGGCTCGTCTTGCTTCTCTCCGTGATTATGCTATTGAGGTGAACAATGGACTGGCTGAAAAACTTGGTATTAATCCTGCCGCTGCTATTACTTGTGTCAAGCCTTCTGGCACAGTATCGCAACTATGCGACTCAGCGAGTGGTATTCATCCACGGCATTCTAATTATTATATCCGTCGTGTTCGGGCTGATAATAAAGATCCTCTCACACGGTTTATGAAAGACAAAGGTGTGCCTTGGGAAGCAGACGTTATGAAGCCCGAGTCCACAACTGTATTCTCCTTCCCACAGAAAGCACCAAAGGGTGCAGTAGTGAGAGACGATATCGATGCAATCAAGCACCTGGAGCTATGGGCAGTCTACCAAGAAGCATGGTGCGAACATAAACCATCCGTCACTATCAACGTCAGAGAAGATGAGTGGATGAAAGTCGGTGCTTGGGTATATGATCACTTTGATGAGATGTCCGGTGTATCATTCCTTCCACATGATGGAGGTTCGTATCGTCAGGCACCTTATGAGGAGATTACAAAGGATTTATATGAAGCAATGCTACCTTCTATTCCAAAATCACTTGATTGGGATAGCTTGGTTGAAATGGATGATAATGTTGAAGGTGTGCAGACTCTCGCCTGCACAGCCGGCGGATGTGAAATCTAAACAGGAGTATATAATGAGAAAACTACTTATTACTATGATGTTATTTGCTACACCTGCGATGGCACAAACTGATATTACTATCAGCAAGAGCCATCAGATGATGCAGGTTGATACAGACACAGGTTCTTACCAATGGCCAGTATCAACCGCAAGAAAAGGATACTATACACCAACTGGAACATTTTATCCATACTCCCTTCAACCAATGCACTATTCAAGGAAATATGACAATGCGCCGATGCCTCACTCCATCTTTTTTAGTGGCGGTTATGCTATCCATGCTACTCCACATACTGGCAATTTGGGGCGTCCTGCATCTCATGGTTGTGTTCGGCTTAGTCCCAGTCATGCAGCGATTCTTTATGGGATCGTAAAGAATGATCGAGAAGGAACAACAATCAGAATTACTAACTGATGAATTAGATATTATATTAGCAGAACAACTATATTCAGCAAGGCGTAGGTTAAAGGCTATAAATAGATTTCTGAAACTTATGCCTAATGAACCTTGGTTGTCAAAAGCCAAAAAAAGATGTGAGATGAATATAATTTGGTTTGAAAGTCTAATAAACGATAAGAAATTGAAGAAGCGGAAGAGAATAAATATAGTAAGAACTTTAACAAATGTAAAGTATTATGTAAGGTTCTTCCGCTTCTTCACAATAAAAAGGAAAAAGTAATGGCTTCTTGGACTACAGGTTCTCAAATATTAGACCAGATCATCGAAAATCTGGTAGATAGTGAAATTTCATATGATGATCGTAAAATCGTTTATGAGATTTTGCTCGAAGTCTTTGAGGACTTTGATGCCAAGGATCTTGAGATATGTTTGGATATGGATAAAGCCTTTGATGAGGTTTGGAACGAAAAATATCCTCCAGAACTAGAAGAATACGAGGACGAATAACTATATAGTTGTATGACATGGTTATACAACAGAGAACCTCTCTCAGAAATTCCCGAAGGTGCTATTGGTTTCGTTTACCTCATAACAAACCAAGCCAATGGTATGAAATACATCGGTAAGAAAAACTTTTACTTTTCTAAAACAAAGCAAGTCAAAGGTAAAAAGAAAAGAATAAAAGTTGAGTCCGATTGGAAAGAATATTATGGATCAAACAAAATTCTTACTGAACATGTCTCTCTATTCGGAGAGGATAAGTTTATCCGTGAAATAATCCATCTTTGCTATAGTAAGGGGGAAATGACATATTACGAAACAAAGGTAATCTTTGCCAATGATGCAGTTATTTCCGAAAAGTATTATAATGATTGGGTAATGTGTCGAGTAAGGAAAAATCATATAAAAAAGACTTGACATTCCGTTCTTGAAGTGATAATATATAACATCATGAAAGGAAGCACTATGAAAGTTGTTGTATATTCCAAAGACTCCTGCCCTTATTGCGTTAAGGCAATAAACCTCCTTGAAACCACCGACCTTGAGTTTGAGGTAATGAAACTTGAGGAACACTTTTCTAGTGAAGAACTCTTGGAATGGTATCCTTCTGCAAAAACTTTTCCTGTAATAACACTTGACAACATGTGGATAGGAGGATATAATGAGCTGGTAGAAGTTGTTGATGAGTGGAAAAAGGAAGATTAAGGAGATATTGAAATGATCGACAAGTTTGCTCTTAAGGAACAGTTACAGAATGGTGTAGTTACCGTGGTATTTGAGAAGAAAGACGGAACAGAACGCTCTATGCGGGCTACGCTTTCCGATCTATATATACCACAAGTTGAACCTCAGATGTTATCTGAATATGATGGTCAGGTTCCAAAGAATACTCGGCAACTAAATGATAATGTCCAGCCTGTTTGGGACATTGATGCTGGAGGTTGGAGATCATTTCGTTTAGATTCAATTAAGCAGATACTAAGTGAATAAACCTTTATTTGCGGCTGTGGTATTATCAACTTCTCTATGGTTGGTACTCAAAGTTTTAGCATTTATTTTATATGGAGTGAAAGTTGAATGAAGGAGATTTATCATGGCTCACCCGCATAAGAACCGTCCTAGAAAAGGACGTAGAAAAATTGGTTCAACGAAACGTAAGGCCCGACGCCTCAAAGGTAGAAAGAGAAATTAAATGTCTGCTGATAATGGAATATACGTCTTATTGACCGTCTCTGAAAAAGGTCCAGAATATCGTGTTACATATGCTAACGCAATTGGTAACATTTATGGTGAATGGAATAACGAAACGGCTAGATATGAAGGAGATATCGAAAACATTCGAGAGACCTTTGGGCAAGTTCCTGTATTCTATAGTCTAAACGAGGCGCTTGACTTTGCAGAAGAATTAGAGCATAATCTAGATCCTACAGAGGATGGTGTATGCGTAATCAACGAGTTTAAGGACCATGGATACATCTTCGAATGAAAATTTTACACGATGCTGTGCCTTATTCATTATTCCACCGATTAAAAACATTCATAGAAGATGAAAGTTTTTCGTGGTATTATTGTAAAGCGACAGCTTATGGTTCTGATGCTATAAGTAATTTATATAGTGGAAGTTTTTCCCATACAGCGTTTTCACACCAACATGGAAAAAATAGTAGTTTTTCAGACTTCTCGGAAAGTTGTCTATACACAATACTTGATAAAATGGAAGTAAAAATTAAAAAATTAATTAGAATAAGGGTAGGTTTTATTCCTATATCAGGAGAATATTATATACATTCTCCTCATGTAGATTTTACTATTCCTCATAAAGTTGGTATACTTTATATGAATGATAGTGATGGTGATACAATATTATATAATGAAAAATATGATCCAAATCATCTAGAGGGATCTTTTTCATATTATCAAAAAGTTTTAAAAGAAAAGGTTTCTATTTCCGAAAGGTCAACACCAAAAGAGAACAAATTTATAATGTTTGACGGAGCATCATATCACTCAAGTTCAACACCAATTAAAACAAAAAAAAGAATATCTATAAACTATACGTTTGAAACACATGACTGAAGAGGAGAAGAAAGTGAAAACCGCCGTCAAGCCGCGTGGTAAATTTGCTGATGAGAAGTATATGGGATCCGAACCTAGGGTCACATCCTTATCAAGTGAATCCGATATGGCCATGGCTTATAACTGGTTTAATTATTTTTATACCAGTGATGATGCCAAAGCATTTACTATATCCTACCTAAAGAGTATCAAGTATGACAAACATGTTATCGCAAAGCTGGGAGCAATCAAGTCCATCGATCTACACAATATCGGTTGGAACTGCCGATTGGCTGAAAACGGTTCAACATTGCCAGAAGGTCTATGGGAAAAGTGTGAGCAAAGAATTATATCCTTGGCCGGAGAAGTGTTGGATGTTTCGTCGATTGAGGAAGATCAACCGCAAAAAAATGTAGTCTCAATACAGGACCGCGTTAAGGAACGTGCTTCAGAGTTGATTGGAGAACTCGAAGAAGAAACCGATGTATTCTTTCAAGAGGGAGTAATACAATTTGACATTAAGAAGTGGTCCCTTGAGAAGGGAATTAAACCGCAAATTGCGAAGAGGATTACAGACCACTTCCGTCCTCAATACGAAGAAATATGTGAGGCCCTCGAAGGTAAAGACCCAGACTTGGTGGAAGCATATTCTGGATGGCGTGCTCCAGTTCTTAAAGTCATGGCTATCTTTATCAAAAAAATCATAGACCATCTTGATGGTGCTGCTGAGGCCGGTAAGGCTTTACGCAAACCTCGTAAGAAGAAGGTAAAACCGCCGTCAGTATTGGTCTCTAAAATGAAGTACCGTCTTGATTGGCCGGATCTAAATATCAATAGTATTGACCCGAAAGGAATCATCGGTGCCTCACAACTCTGGGTTATCAATTCCAAAACTCGCAATCTTTCTGTTTACCATTCCGTGGGTCCTGATGGCCTTTCGGTCAGAGGGTCAACGATTACAGGATATGATGAGGTATCTTCTATCACTAAGAAAGTCCGTAAACCAAGAGAGGTGTTACCACAAGTCCTGAATGATGGCAAGGTTGGTCTCCGTAATATTATGAAGAATTTAACCACAACCGAAATGCAGGCGAATGGGCGGATTAATGCGGATACAATTTTACTGAGAGTGCTAAAGTAAAGAGGATTAAAACCTAATTCTCAACAAACACAACTGTATGAAGATACAAGACAAGAGGTGTTGGACTATGGTTACAAGTATTTTGAAAACAACCGAAATTGATGTGATCTGGACTTTCATCTATACCGGTATGGTTATGGGTATAGTGGCTACCGTATTTGTTTTATATGGAACTTACCAAGAATATAAAAATAAGGATAAGTAAATGACCGATAAAGTTATCGAGTTTCCAAAAAATAAAGTAGTTAGAGATTTACCCGAAGAGGTTCACAAAGCTAGACAAGCAAAAGCGGATCAAAAGTTTGCTGATAGTGTTGTCGATGAACTTTCAGGTATCTTAATTACAGAATTGGATAACTATGGTGTTGAAGTGACCAATAAGGTGTTTGCTAAAGATTTTATTCTAGTGGCAGATGCTCTACGAGCTTCCGTTTATCGCCAGTTTGATCTAGAACATCACCTACACGACTTTATTGATGAAAATGTGAAAATCATTGAAGGAAAAGATGGTTTGTCTAAGGAAGAATTGGCAGATAAGATTTCTTCCATAATAGAAGATATGATCAAGGAACAGGTTGACAGCGAAGAAAAAGAGTGATACTATATAGTATCATAATAAGGAAATTATAATGTCTTATATCTTGGTAGACCTTAATCAGGTGTTGATATCTAATCTAATGCAACATCTAAAGCAAGTTTCAAAATCACATTCTATTGAAGAAGATTTGATTCGGCATATGTGTATCAACACTATTCGAGCAAATGTCCGTCAGTTCAAATCAAAATATCAAAACGTTATCCTTTGTTGTGATAACCGCAAATATTGGCGTAAAGAGTATTTTCCTTTCTATAAGTCTCAGCGTAAGCACGACCGAGAAGCCTCCGGATATGATTGGGGTATGATATTCGATACCTTAAATAAACTCCGCGATGAAATGAAGCAATATTTTCCATATAAGGTGATTGATGTCGATGGTGCAGAAGCGGATGACGTTATTGCCGTATTAACTGCAAGATTGTCGCCGCACGCCAACATTTTGATTTTGTCGTCGGACAAAGACTTTGCCCAGCTACAGAAATATCCTAATGTTTCCCAGTATAGTCCTATTCTAAAGCGGTTCATTAAGATTGATAACCCTAAGACTTTCATTAGAGAACATATCATCAAGGGAGACCGTGGTGATGGCATTCCTAACTTTTTGTCTCCTGATAACACCTTTGCAGCAGGTGAACGTCAAAAGGTGATAAATAGTAAGAAACTCAATGTATGGATTAATCAGCCGGTTGAGGAGTTTTGTACCACTGATGCAATGCTTCGAGGTTTCAAGAGAAATCAAACTCTGGTAGATTTTGATTATATTCCTAAGAATATTCAGGAAGGTATTGTAAATGCTTATGAAAATACCAAACCTGCTCCTAAAGAGAAAATGTTAAACTATTTTATCGATAATGGTCTCAAGGCTATGATCGAATCGATAAACGATTTTTGAGGATAGAAGAAAATGAGTAAGAAAAATATCTATGAGGTTTTTGATGACTTTAAAGCGGCTAAAACAAAAGCCGACAGGATTGCAGTTCTAAGAAAGAATGATAGTTTTGCACTAAAGAATGTCCTTCTAGGAACATTTCATTCAAAAGTATCTTTTATTTTTAAGAAGATTCCTGATTATAAGTCCGAAGATGTTCCTCCTGGATTTGGATATAATAATATCACAAAAGCCTTGGACATGATTTATCTTTTTATGGAAAATCATCCTCGTGTTTCACCAAATCTATCACTCGACCGCAAAACTCAACTATTGGTACAGACCTTGGAATCTCTAGAGCCTAGAGAAGCAGAAGTGTATACCAATATCATATTGAAAGATCAGAAGGTTCCTTACTTGACAGAGGCTTTGATTAATGATGCGTTCCCCGACTTACTTCCAAAATCGTAAGATATTGAAAGAGTTACACTATGATAATGAGAAGTTTAGACCTACACCAGAAATTGCCTGGAAATGGTTCCATATAATCAATGAACAAGTTTTTGGTAATAATCTGATACCTGTTGATAAGATAACCATTTCAAATCATAAAGGTGATGGTGTATATGCTTATTACTATTACTATACTAAGAATGATCCTAAACACGGGCAGACAAGCATAAGTCTAGCAAAATCTTTTAAGAATGAAAAGTTTTTCGTAGAAATATTAGCACACGAAATGATACACCATTTTCAACATCTATATAATGAACCATCTGGGCACGGGCCATCGTTTCTAGTATGGAATGAACATTTCAAACTTAGAGGACTTAAACTGTATAAGGTGGCATGACATGAAAACAACCAAATTAAATAGTCGTAAAATTGATCCATTATATGCAGAGCTTTATGAAGAAGATAGAAAGTATGGTGGAAAAAGGTTAGAAAAGCCACAGACTGATATCAACAAGAAACGTCCTTTGAAAAACTTAAAAAAAGCGTGGATGGAACATACCGAAGATTATGATGAAGTAGACGATTTTTACGAACATTGATTTAAGTCAAAGAACAGGTGTGCGGTTTTGTCACACCTGTTTACATACCTTTTTGCTTGCATGTTTTTTCCTTTAGTGCTATCCTTGAGAATAATTAGAAAGGATTGTAAACATGCTTCTTTATATTCGACGCAAAATAACTGTAGCATTTGCTAGAGCTACCCTAGAGCTACCCTGGCCTTTATGTAAACATGCGTTGACATTACAATGTAAACTTGGGTTTACATACGATAATCTTCCCGAAGAATAACAATGACTTATGGTGCGACATCGTGTCGCACCTGTTTACATACCTTTTCTCTTGACTCTTCCGTTTCCTTGTGTTAGGATTACCGTATGATAAAAACTCAAAAACGGAAATCTAGGTCTGATCGTAAACACCTGATTTATTCCTTATCGGTAAACGGTCAGGAATATATTGGTGTTACCTTTGTGGAAAAAAGTGCTGTTAAAAAATCCTTAACTAGGAGGTGGCAAAAGCATGTCCAACGTGCCCTAAACGAAAATAAAAACTGGAAGCTCTGTGTTGCTATACGCAAATATGGTCCTGACTCCTTTGACGTTACTGTATTGGACGTGGTACGTGGTAAGTCCGCTGCTCATACATTAGAACGTGAATTAATTCGCAATCGTAAACCTAAATTAAACACGGATGTGAGATAATGAACAATCGTTTTGCTCCTAAAAAAACTCCTACTATTCTTTCTCTGGTTATTATTGACACCGCCCGCGGTGTTCCAGTAACCGTATGTAAACCTGCCAAACGACCTAAGAAGGGTTATACAGTTGGCAAGAAACCAAAGGTGGCATAATGATTGAACTAATTGTCTTTATTGCATCGCTCGCTATTCCAGTTTCATTTGCCATTGTCGCTCTATTATCGGAGAATTGATATGATTAATATGAAATTGTCATTGAATGTAGGTGATAAGGTATATAATCGTGGTGGTAAGAATATTTGGACAATAATAAAAACCGATATAGGTAGCGAAGTTACTTCCTGGCAGGGAAGATGGTTTAAGCTGCAAAATGAAAAAGGTGATAAACATACACATGCTTATGCGAGTGATCTTACTCTAATTCTTGAAATAGAAAAGAGTGAAGATTTCAATATTGCTATATTGGAGAAACAATATGCTTAAATGGAAAGATGATGAACAATACGTTCAGTGCCTTGCGCTGTTCTTAACTCTCGTCGGTCTTATGTTCGGCGTTGGTCTTATTGCTTACTTCGGAGGTTAATATGGTTGTCTTTTACTCAGAAACGTCGATTGGTGAACGTCGAATTGATTTTATCACCTGGTTACACAATACTATTCTACCAGTTGATATCTCATATTGGGCTGTTCCTGGAACTTTGGAGGATTAATAATGGCTAATGTGAAAACTTTCAATCTGACGATTTGGGGTAATAACGGTATGTCTATTACATTCCGTGGTATTTCACGGGTTGCTGTTGATCGGTATATTGCTCACTATACCAAGGATCCGAACTATGTGACTTGGAGCACGGAGGAAAGATGAAAAAGAAACCTAATCCAATTGCCAAAGCACTCCGCAATCCTGTATGTAGACAGAGGATTGTCAACAGCAAACGTGTTTACAATCGCAAAAGATTACCAAAAATATAGACTAGTGGTGCGTCAACCTGTCGCACCTGTTTACATACCTTTTCTATTGACTCTTCCATTCCTTTATGCTATCCTTTCCTCAAGATGAAAACAGTAAAAGGAATATGAATGATTAATCTATCTAAAGCGTCTAAAATGCCTGCTAAATCTTGGTCATTACAGGCTGGTTCAACTTGTCCTGGATCTATAGATCCGGTTACTAAGCAACCTCTTCCTGTTTGTGCTGGTTGTTATGCAAAAGACGGCATGTATAATATGCCTAATGTTAAGTCCGTGCGTGACGCTAATCGTGAGGATTGGAAACGTGCCGAGTGGGTAGATGAAATGGTTACATTGCTTAAAAAGCAAAAGTATTTCCGCTGGTTTGACTCTGGAGACGTTTATCATCCTGCTCTAGCTTTTAAAATCTTTCTTGTTATGCAAAAGACTCCTTGGGTTAAACATTGGCTCCCTACTAAGTCTTATAATATACCAAAAATTCGTGCTATACTTGATCGTATGAAAACACTAGAAAATGCTTCTATTCGATATTCTTCACCATCTATCGTAGGTGAATTTACCGAAGAGCATGGTTCAACCGTTATTGCATATGCTGATGATAAAACAAATGCAACGGTCTGTGGTGCATATTCTCGAAATGGCAAGTGTGGTGATTGTCGTGCCTGCTGGGATAAGAATGTTTCCGTTGTTGCATATCCTGCTCACGGCCGTCGTATGATGGCTAAAGTTCGTCGTTTACAAGCTGCTTAAAAGGAGATTAATATGTCAAAGATGTCCGATCTTGCTTTGCAAGTAGATGAATTGGTTGTTCAGGCAATTGAGTATGGTGCTCAAACCGAACAACAGGTTCAAACCTATGTAAATGATCGACTTAGTATCCATATTGATATTGGCCAAATTGACCGTATCATCAATGACTTTTACGGTCATTATGGTCAGTTACCGCCTTCATCTTTAACAATCGATTGAGGTAATAAAATGGTCCGTCAATTCACAAATGCCATTATAGAAGCTAAAGACGAAGGTGTTTTGGATCGTGATGAACTTATCCGAGACCTTCTCAATTATCTGTCCGAGTCCGAGGTCGCAAACTTTTTGAGTAATTATTATGCCGAGTTTTATGGTGAACTTGCTGAGGATGAGGACGATGGTCAGCCAACTGAAATGCAGGAATGGTATGACTTCGACCATGGGTGCTGAATGTATACCGTTTACATTCAAGGATGCGACATCGTGTCGCACCTGTTTACATACCTTTTTGCTTGACTTATGATCCGTTACCTGTTATCCTATCCGTATAAATGATGAATTATAAACATATGGAGAATGTGAATGCCTAGAGTTGCTGCTTCTAACGGAATTAAACCTTACCTCCGTGCCCTTGCTGTTATCAAGATGGGTGTACCTGTTACTCCTACCGAGATAAACGATTATGTAGGTACCGGAGATTATGCTGCAAAGTATATCTCCTTCCTACGCACCCGTAACGGTTTCGAATTTACTATCCAGAAAGATGGTCGCAAGGTCGTCTCTTATACAATGATCAAAGAACCTGCCGATGTTGAGGCATTGCGTAACTTGCAACCCAAGGCCAAGACGACTAAAGCACCTAAGGCTAAGGTTGCTAAAGCTCCTAAGGTAAAGGCCTCTAAGGTATTAGGTCTTACTATGGCTGAAGCAAATGAAATCCGTGAGGAAGTTGCTTCTGAACGTGCTTTAGAAATCAAGGCAAAGAACCTTGAGACAATGAAAAAGGTTGCTGCTAAGTTTAAACCTACTAAAGCAAAGAAGGCTAAGAAAGTCCGTGAGTTTGATGATGTTACTGAACAATTTGGTACATCTGGTGAGGTTGGTACCTCATTCAGTGTTGAACGTGATTGGGACTCCATCGAAGGTCTTGACCTTCAGAAATTGCTTTAATGTCAGGAGTGTGCTGCATGGCCCTTATGAAATTTCTATACAAAACGGCTCGTAATCCAAGTAACTCTGATGTTTATCCGTGTCCGTCGGAAGTTGAATATGTTGGCCATGTGGTACCTCGACAATCATGGTTATCTAAAGAAGAATTTGCATTAACTACTGGAGATATGGATGCACCAGTTCGCATACTCGACAAAAGAAACATTATACAGGCCTGGGTCGACCGGTCTAATCATAAAGATAATGTTAATATTGTGGATGGTAAGTATGTTGTAACAAGAGGTGCTTTCAATCGTCATTCATGTACCTGTACCGCATACAAATACCGAAATCGTTGTTCTCATATAGATGGAGTGAAACATGGGTCTTGATATGAACCTCTATGGTGATAAGTCCGTTTCTTCTAAATTTGAAAAAGACCCTGTTATGGAAGATGGGTTCGTTCTTGGCTCTAAAATACTCGACATGGGTTATTGGCGTAAACATGCTAACCTTCATGGTTATATTGTTGATACATTTGCAGGCGGTGAAGATGAGTGCCAGAAAATCCATCTTGGTGAAGAAGAACTGGTTCAACTTATAGAAGCATTAAAAAATGATGCTCTATATGAACATGGTGAGGTCACCGGTTTCTTCTTTGGCCGTTCTTATTTTCCTGGTGACAAAGATTTTTTTGGTTCATATGAGGAACAGAAGGCCAAAGATATTGACATCTTTACTAGAGCATTAGAGTGGTTGCGTAATGCGGCACCCTCTTCTGGTGAAATTGGTACAGATAGTTATAAGTTTCCTGAGTGGCGTTCGGTTTATTATCAAGCATCTTGGTGAGGTGTGACAATGCAAGAGTTTCTGTCTAAAGATCCCGCGAAAGCACTAGTGGAAGTAAAAGAGAAACTGTATGAGCGGATTAATATACTCCGCTCATGTATTAGTCCAGATGGTCCTATTGACCGTTTGGATCATCATTTTAATAATGAAGTAGAGTTTCTTACCGATGTATTGGACTTAATCGAGAGGTCATAATGGGTCCCAATCAGGCAGCAAGATTACTTATTATGTCGGCCTATTTGTATTATCGTTGTGACACGAATGTTATTGATGATGGTGAATATGATAAACTATCATTATATGTTGCTAAGAACTGGGATAAACTGGATACTCAATTACAATGGCAGTTGGTGGACGCCGATGCTATTCGTGCTACTGGTAGTGGTATACTTATTACACAGATGGGCGTAGGTGCTGCCCTTGCCTGGTATAAAAAGAAGAAGAACAAAAACCTTAAAGGGTATGAAATGGATTGGATGGGCCCTCATCCTGAATTTAACTGTTTATATGCGGTGATATAATGAATATATTTTATATACATGAAGATCCAAAAATGTGTGCCGAATGGGCGGTTGATAGCCATTGTATCAAAATGATCCTTGAGAGTGCTCAACTTTTGTCCACGGCTCACCGAGTGCTAGACGGTCATGAGTATATTGATGATGGTGGAAAACGTAAGGTAAAGCGTTGGCGTCTTGATGATGACCGCAATGTTACATTATACTCCGCAACTCATGTAAATCATCCATCGGCCGTGTGGGCCCGTGAGAATAATAATAACTATAACTGGCTCTGGTGCTATCTAGATGAACATTGCAAAGAATATACTTATCGTTATGGTAAAGTTCATAAAGTAGAGAAAGATGGTCTACTAAAAGCATTACAAACACCACCTAATAATATTCCAGTTTCATATAAAACTCAACCGCCAAGTGCGATGGATCCTAAATACATCATATCACAAGATGCGGTAACAAACTACCGAAACTATTATAAACATGGTAAGGCGCATTTACACAAGTGGAAAAA